AGGTGAGACCTACCCTGCATCTGAACAAGTAAGGGATATGTTTCCAATGGACTTACAAAGAACAAGACATCCTCAAGAGATTAAACGCTTTCAAGGTACTATTAAACGCTTTCAAGGTACTGAACAAAGTCAGACAGGAACTTCTTTGAAGAAATCTGTTCCAAAAGATTTGGAGGAAAGATATAGTACTGTTCAATCTAGAATACAGGGGATAATTGATAATCCTCCTCAGACTAAGAATCCAGGCATGGCTCCTGAGGATGTAATGAAGTATATCAAGGATCGTTCTATAAGTACATTGATGGAGGAAAATCCTTCTTTGGGTACTGCATGTAAAGGTCCTTATTGTACTACTGCGGCCAGTACAGCATTTAGATTGACTTATCCTAATGCAGCTCCTCTTCCTACTACAGGTGGAAATACTTTTAGGGATCAGATATTGAATAATCCTGCATTTGGGGTTACCTCAAATGATATTTATTCCAACCTGCATCCAGGATCATATCTTCAACAACAAACGCTTGAAGAGTATTATGAAGATGAAGAAGGAAATACCAAGCAAAGATCCAAGCCTTCTTATCAGTCTCTTCATAACATGTATGTATATGATGTTGAAAAACTCTCCAATGGTAGAAAAAGAATACATACTGTGCAAAACACAGGGAATATGTATAATCCAGAATCAACGCAGATTACAAAGGAATATGATGTAGACAAGGAAGGTAATGTTTATAACAAGGATTCAGACTATATTGTAATTGAATCGGCTAGTGAGAATGCTAAAGACAGGCCTCTATTGGTATACTACAAGGATAATGACATATGGAGTAATCCTGAAATGAACAGCCTTTTGAAAGAAAGGGAAGGGGTCAAAAAACAAATTTTGGACATTGACTCTGATTATTTCACTCCTGAGAAACCTACCAGGTATGATGTTGATTACCAACCTGGTCAATTTCTTCTTCCTGAAAGCTTCTCATCTGAACAAGGTAAGATGGTTTCTAACAAGGACGATAAGGAGTTTATTGATTTACGTGAAAGCAAAATTCCTGAAATTGTAGATCAGGTCAATAATCCTGAGTACAAGAAGATGATCATGCGGGATTATAACATCAGTGACGCTGAGTATAACGCAATGGTTAAGACCATGATTGGTCAGTACATGATGGAATCCCAAGGAGGCACTGATTGGCAAAGTGGATTCAGGATTCCTGAAAATAAAGGTTTGGCTAAACTGTCCACTGCATTAGGTGCCGATCTTTCAAAAAAGAGTGTAGGTCCTTTCCAAATAAACTACAGTCAGCTTGGAGAAAAGACAAAAGAGATAATTCCAAAGCGAGGAGTCAGCAATAAGAGTAGGCAGGAGTTCATTGATTTCATGTATGATCCTGTAAAGTCATCAGATGTGGCAATGCGATATCTTGCTGAAAACATGAGGATGGTCAGGAATCTGGCAAATCAGGAAGGTGAAAGACAGAACATGACTCCTGCTAACTATGTTGACTATTTACCTTATGTAATGAACCAACAAGGTTGGCTTCGTAGAACAGATGAGGAAAGTCAATCAAAAAAAGGTTCTATCTTAGGAGAAGGCACTAATGCATATGTTCAAGGTGTAAGGGATTATGGGAATAAGATGTTGGAGTATATTCCAATGTCGAGTGATACCATGATCACAAATCCACCTACTATTCGTCGCGATGGTGGACCTTTACCCAAGGCACAGACTGGTAGATCTGCAATGACTGATTCTATCAATGAGAACTATATACCTTCTGTCAAAGAAAAGAAGAAAGATCAACAGTCTTTATGGGATAAATTAACTGATCCAAACATGAAAACCCCTATGTTGGATCTTTTTATGAAAGGAGCTTTTTTTCTTCCTGTGTTTAATACGCCTGAGCTTCAAAATCCTAATGCTATTCAATATAATAAAACAGGCGGATCAAAGCTACCATCCCATCTACCAGAAGCTTACAGGGATGGCGGTCCTTTACCCAAAGCTCAGTCTGGACTTTACTATAAAGACAAGACTGGAACGCTTAGGTTTAAGCATAATAATCAACCTGTAGCTACAGGAAAAGCTGAGTCAACAGCTAGTCCAATAGAAGCAGCATTGGCAGTAGCAACTGGAGCACCTTTGATTCCAACAGCTTTGAGTTTTGGATCAAAGACTGTTGGCAAATCAGGAGCCCATCCTTTAGATCAAAGTTGGATGGGAATACCTATTCCTGTTGCACTAGGGACCTTTGCTAATACTTTGCGAGAAACTTATGAAGATGTTTCAAAAGGTATTCAGGATTACAACGCTACTAACCAGAGAAAAGAGGGAGGATCATTACCCAAAGCTCAGGCTGGGCTTAATACACAAGGTGTCCAAAGACTTGTTCAAGAGGCACATGCTACTGCTGAGCAGAACAAAAGATTACAACAGGACCAACAAAACACTTGGGCTAAACGAGATGAGACTTCTGTAAATCCACAAAAGGTAAAAGGTAATACTCCATATGTTGTATCAGGCACGGAAGGCGTTTTAGATGCAGCAGATGTTGTTTCTGATCTCATGCAATATGGATATTTTGTACCTCATCCTATAGGTCAAAGTGTTGGACTTCTAGGTAGTGGTCTGGGATCAGTTATAGATTCATATCAAGCTGGTCAGCAATATGCTCTTGGTAATTATGATGCAATGGCTGCTAACTTGGCATCCGCAAGTTTATCTGGATTGCTGGCTTCCAAAGGTTATACAAGGGATATGTATAATACAGTTCCAGGTTCAATGGCTGATAGGATTGCAAGTCTTGGGTCTAGGTCAGGTACCTATAGACCATTGACAGCTTATCCTCATCTTCGAAATAATCCTGTAATACGTCGTGGATTGAATTATAATCGAGGCGCTTTAGGAACATTGGGTGCTGAAACCATTTATGATCTTCCTGAACAAAAGCTAGGTGGACCTACTAAAACATTGAAAGTCAGAATAAAAAAATCAAAATAAGATGGCACAGAAGAAAATGAAGGATATCTTTACACATGAGATGGGTCAGATCCTATTTCCAGGTCAACCCACAGTAATTGAGTCTAAGAAGATATCTCCAGGCACAGATATAACTATGAAGAACACAAGACCCCAAATAGCCCTGACACCATATGGTGCTACACAGATGAGTCCTAACCAGAACTATTCCTTTGCTGGAAACACAGTAGTGGAGTTGCCTATGGCTCAAATGGGTGCACAAGCTGGTGGAGATGATCAACAGGCTCAGATCATGCAGATCATACAGATGTATGCCCAGATAAAGGGTGTAGATCCTAATCAATTGATCCAGGAGATCCAAGCTCTTCCTCAAGAAGAACAGCAGAAGTCTTTTGAGCTTATGGCATCTGAGGTTCAGAATGCAATGGCTCAGCAGCAACAAGCTGCCCAGCAAGAGCAGCCTGGTGGTATGCCTATGGCTGGCAAGGGTGGAATAATGGATGCATATCCACAAGCCCAAAACTTAGAGTGGTTTTATAAAACTGCCAAGAATGGAGGATTGCTCAAAGCTCAAGATGTAGGAAACATAAATCTTTACAATCGAGTATTGTCAGATCGTAAGAACTTTATGTCTGGTCCTGAGGCAGCATGGAAAGCTGATCCAGCTTTAGTAAATGAAGATGGTTCTTTGAACATGTGTCTTGATTGCACAAATGTGGATTATAGTAATCAACAAGATGTCATTGACGCATCGAGACTTATCAATGAAGGTGTAAGTAAGGTACCTGAGTATAGCCTTAATGATCTTCAAACCGCATTGAAGAAATTTGATCTTCCAATGCCTGTTTATAATTCTGCCAAAACCAGAGAAAACATTATAAATCAGGATCCTTCTTTAAAGAAGCAGCGTGCGGGTGGAGGATTATCAATACATCAACTCCGCGGGGTTGTTGACTCCATGGTCAAAGATGCTGTTCAGCGCTATATGACTGGTGGTGAAGCATTCCCTCAAGCCAATAAGTATCCAGAAGAATGGGCTGGTTATTCAGGTACCATGTATGCCCAAGGGGGGGAAGCCTTCCCACAAGCTCAGACATATCTTCCTTATGACAGGCCAGGTGAAACCAGACCTAATTTTATGTTTGCCCAAGGAGGCTCTAAGGATGAGTTTGGAGGGCAGCCAGATCTGGATACAATCTATAGGATGATGAGAAGCGGTGGCCTTGCGGTTAACGCCAAAAAAAAAAGGGGGGAGGAGCTAAGTTCTGAGGAATTTCAGCAATACCTCAGCGGCGGTTCTCTAAAAGAGTTCCAAGGTATCAATCAAAGTACTACAGGTTATAGTGGTTATAACAATGACCCACGATTTGATTATCCTGATGATACTACAGCAAATGCAACTACAAACGTAGCAGCTGGTAATACTATGACCAATGCTAGTGCTAGTGCACCTGCGGTATTGACAGCAAATGCTTCTACTGCACCTGCAGGATATTCTTGGTCTACTGGTGCTACTAGCACAACTGCAGTACCTACTATAAAGACTGCAGACCAAGGTGCTTATAAGGGTGAGCTTAGTGCAAATAAGATAGTCAACCGTAATGAGACAGTTAGTCCAAAAGGTGGTTATTCAACTACAATACCAGCTCGTCCAGGTATTCCACCAGCAATGTATCTAAATGCAATAAACACTGCAACAGGTGGTAAGAGTAGTCTATTGGGACTTTTTGGTAATGTAGCTTCTTTGGTGGGAGACTTTGCAAGTTCTAATCAACCAGGTAGTAAAGAATCAATAGCAAATCCATATGTAGGTCTTTTTGAGCAATTTCAAAATAAAGTTCCATACTCAGTAGAGCCTGCACCTGGAACCATTGGTCCTCCTCCTACTGCAAAGAAAGGTGGTCGTAAGAAGTCATTACCAAAAGCTCAGTTTCAAATGCCGCAGCTTTCAGGTGTGGATCCTAATATAGCAGCTCAGATTGCACAAAACAGGGGGATGACTCAAGTCCAGGGTTCAGGTATGTCATTTAATGAACCTCTTCAACCTATGAATCCTATTACCCAGATCCCTTCTCCTCAAGTAGATATGCAACCCATTGGAGCATCTGCGATGTCTCAAATGAACTTAGGTCTGCAAATGCCTGGGGAAGGTCCAATTGCGGATGAGATGTCTATACCTAAAGCATCAGAAGCATACAACCCAGATGGACCAATGAGCATGGCTCCTATGAGAAGTATTGGTAGTATAACTCCTAGCACTCCTGCTCCACAGATGCAGCCTCAAATGAGTTCACAAGACTTAGGTCCTGCAGGACTTACCAATAGACAGATTCGTCAAGAAGATAGAAGCAACAGACGCGAGCTTAAGCAGGATTGGAAGGACTTTAAACAGACTGATGAGTACAAGAATGCTAGTAAGCAGCAGAGAAAAGACTTCTGGTCAGACCCCAATGCTCGCTTTGATCATGCCAAAGCTGCAAGGATGGTGGGTGCAACCCAGGGTATAGCTGACTTCTTTAGAACTGGTAATCAAGAGTATATGGAAGATCAGTTGAAGAAGATGGGTGTGAATACTTCTGCTACCATGGGTGTAAGTCAAAATAGAGATCGTGGAGACTTTGCAACCAATAGTGGAAAGTTCAGACCTAATGAATATGTAGAAGCTCAGGATTCTGGACGAAGCATGACAGACCAGACTTCCTTCTACAATACCTTCAATCAAATGTACAATGCAAAGCTAGGAGGAAGAATCCTGGACTTTCTTGAGGATGGAGGGGTCTATGACCTGGATGAGGATACCATCAGACTCATCATGGAAGCAGGCGGCTCAGTGGAGTTTATTTGATATCTTCACGAAAATTTGTTAAATTTAAGTAGGTGGTTTTCAATAAGAAAATAAATCTCAAAAGTTTATGAACGTCAAGGTAAATAGAGTTCGCGGGGGTAGCATGGGCGACCAGCGCAACTATGGTTTGGTAACAGGCAGCATCTGGAACTATGAGGATAAGCCATCCACAAACGAAGTCTCTGATACACTAGGGGCTGTGGACAGGGATCAAGCAACCATAGAAGCTGAGCGTGGGGAGACTGTTATATATCCAGACAAGGATGGACAGATTACCCATGCCAAGATTGGTGGTAAAAGACATACTCATGGAGGAACCCCATTGGATATTCCAGATGGAGCTTTTGTCTTTTCAGACACTAGGGCTCTATTGATCAAGAACAAGGAGTTGCTTAAGAACATCTTTGGTATGAACAGCAAGAAGGCTGTGACTCCTGCCAAGGTTGCCCAGCGATATGACCTGAATCAGTACAATGAGATATTGAATGATCCTGAGTCTGACTTCTTATCTAAGAAGACTGCGCAGCTCATGCTTGACAACAACATGAAAAAGCTGGGGCAATTGGCTTTGGTACAAGAAGGCATGAAAGGATTCCCTGATGGTATTCCAGACATTGCTCTTCCTCTTTTTGGTAGTGACATTGCAGTGGCTCAGCCTATGCAAGAGATGCCACAAGCCAAGTTTGGTGGACAGATCATGAGAAGGGGTGGAAAGAAACTTCCAAAACATCAAGATTATGGTGAAGTATTTTCATCTGAATCAGGTTATAGGCTTCCTGAAGTATTAGTAGAAGAATTTTATCCTGAATGGCAGCAATATATCCAAAGAGGATTAGTAGATCCTAATGCCCTTCCAGATGAAGATGAAAGTATCAAGCGACAGCAAGTTGCTAATGCTATTAAGATCTATAACGATGCTTTGAAAAGTGGAGATGTAAAAGCTATGAAAAATGCATCTGACGCTCTTTTTAAGATGGATATTGAAGGCTTCTCAACTCCTGGTCCATGGCTTTCTAAAGGATGGAAGAATTTTCAACAAGGTCTTGGGAACTTAATGTTTGATGTTGTATCACCTGTTTTTAAAGAGTTTAACACACCTTTAGAAGATATTCCTGCTACGGACATGTATATAAATATGAGGGGAGCTGCACAACGAGCTGAAAGAGCATTGGCACAAAGAGCTCCTTCTGGAGCATGGACTTGGCAAGATAAAATATATGAGATGGGTCGCATGCTTGAAAATTTTATTGAAGACAAAGAGAAGATGTCAGCAACTTCTTCTAATGCGAAAAATTTACTACCTAAGATAGAAGAGTATGGTAAAAAGAAAGATGAAGTAGTTTCAAAAGCTGAGGAAATACTTAAAAATCCTGAAGCATATTCTCCAGATTTAGTATATAAAGCTGGAGAGTTTATCAGTGAATATAAAGGTGAAGATTTTTGGCGTGGGCTTTTGAGAGATGAAAAGTCCTTTTTTGAAGCACCACTTAAACCAGCAGAAAATTTAAATCTACATCAACTTAATCCAGAAACTTGGAACAGTCTGTATAGCAAGCCAGTTGGTATAATAAAAAAAGCATATGACGATCTTGTAGATACTAAGGCTATTAAAACAGAACAACAAAGACAAGAACAAGAAAATGCAGGAACTCAATCTAATAAAGAAAGTCTTAATCAATGGATTAGTGGTATTAAAAGTGGTAAATATTCTGTAAATGAAGTACCTCGAGATCTTCTACCTGATCTTGAAGCAGCAGGTATTGATATATCTGGTGCTGGCAACCCTGCTCCTACTCGTAGTAGTTCTTCTTCCCGATCTACTCAACAGCGCGCAACAACTGCTCCTTCTAAAACTGAAGAGTCTGATGAAACAATTAGGCAGAGACTTATAAGTATTGGTATTGATCCAAATGATATTACTCCTGAGATGATACAGCAGAATAAATATGCTAAAGGAGGAATGACATATGTATATGATCCTACGAACAATATAATGCTTGATAAGTATCAGACTAAAGGAGGTGTAAAGGCATTTAATATCTATGATAAGAATTTTAGGGACTATGCTAATCAGAATAAGTTAAAGTTAGTTCTACCTAGTTGGGCTACAGGTATGATGAGCATTGGTGAACAAAATCCTTCAAAAGATCCAAGATTTAAAAAATCTGCTACAGGAGAGATTATACCAAGCGCGGGTATCAGTGGATATACAGGTCCTGATGATCTTATCAAATGGCATAAGAGTCAAGGAATGGACTTCTCCAAGTATGTAGATGCTGATGGTAACACTGCCAAGGATGAGACAGATGGCATGACCAAGTTTAAAAATGACTTAAAGACTTGGGATAACAGTGGTAAGAAACACAGGCATGCTACTTCATGGATGCTTGGCAAGGTTGATGAAATCAATACTGAAAGAGCTACCAAGCTTGGGTTAGCCGCTCCTCCTAGTCAAACTGATAAAGGTACAACAGGATGGGATGTCACAGGATTTGATGTACTTACAGGAACAAAGTATCTTGCTCCTGAAGATACGCCTGTTGATGATGTACCACCTGTACAACCTCCTGTTGAAACACCTCCTGTTAATACTCCTCCAGCTGATGTTCCTACTCCAAAATATACAGCTGGCTATCCAGGAGGCTGGACTGACTACAGTACATTGAATCTTGCTACAGCAATGGGGATGGCGAACCAAGTTGAGCCAGGTGCCCTTCCTCCTTTTACTCAAGCATTCCCTGACTTAGGTCGTCCTGTGTTTATGGATCCTAGAGCCAATATCATGAATCAACTTGCACTGCAGAATCAGCAAGCTGAGATGATTGCGGGTATGTCTAGTCCTACTGTGGGTAGAGCAAACATCATTGCCAGTGCTGCAAAAACAGCTGAGCCAATCAGTGACATCATGGCCAAGTATGACCAGGCTAATGCCACTATTGCAAACACCTATGAAGGACAGCGTGCTGCAATAAGCAATCAAGCACAGATGACAAGTGCTGCCAAGCGTGAAGAGTTCCAGGATGAGCTTGCTGTCCGCAGACAGAATTACTTGAATGCGTTAAAAGAATCTCAAGCCAATGTGGCTTATCAATATGAGCGTGGGGCAAAAGACTTCAGGGAAAAGAATGCCTTGAATGTACAAAACCCTAACTACATGTTTGATAACTATGGCAATATCATGTTCAAGCCTGGTTACAATCCAAATGCAACAGCAAGTAGTTCGGCAGATGATTTACTTGATAACTATATCAATAAAGGCATAGATCCTAACAAGGCAGCTGCTCTTGTTGCTGCACAGATGAAGTTGAATGACAATGCTTTCAATTATGACCCTATGTCTACGGTTTGGGGTTCTCAAAAACCAGTTAGTTAATGGCAACATATCTTAAAGGTGTAACGGATGTAATCCCTAAGCAACCAGAAGTCAAGTTAGATTACGACCTGCTTTCCAAATCTCTTACTGCACTTCAAGGAAGATATGACAGTGCATATAAGAGTTGGAAGTCCATGTATAATTCTCTGCTTAGTGCAGAGCTTTCATCTACTGACAACGAGCAGTTTAGGGCTGACTACATGAAAAAGGCAGATGCTGCACTTAGTCAGGTCGCAGGCATTGATCTTGCCAATGGTGCAAACCTTCAGCAAGCGATGACCATCTTTGATCCTCTTGTGAATGACCAAGAGTATGTCAGAGACCTGTATCTGACCAAGACCCAGCGCCAGCAGTTTACAAAGATGAATCAGTTCAAGAACAGCACTGATCCCAAGCTACAAGCCCAGTACAATCCTATAATGGAGCAATACATGGGTATAGGTATGCAGCGTCTTTCTGAGATGAAAAGGGGTAATGGTTCCATAGAAAATGCTACTGTGAACATGTTCAGTCCTTGGCAGGATCCTTTAGAGTATGCTAGGACTACTGCAAAAGACCAAGGTCTTGAGATTAAAACCAACACTCCTAATGGAGAATGGTTAGTCACTGAAGTAAATGGTGGTAAAACTGTTGATACCTATAGGAATTGGTTTAAGAATACCATAGGCAGTAAGTTTGACAATCAATTCAGGATTGAGGCGGAAGTTGATACAGAGAATGCCATCAGATCCAAAATGGCTGAAACCAAATTGGACAGGGGCACTGTGATGCAACAAATGGCGCAGGAGTACTCTACAACATATGTCAAGGATTACAACGATGACATGTCTTCTTTGGAATCCCAAATTAACAACCTGAATTCCCAAAGGAAGAAGTTAGAGAAAAGGTATCCCAATCCTAGCCAGCAAGTTGTTGATCAGAACAATGCCATGAAGCAGCAGAAGGATATTCTTCAAAAGCAGCTTGATGACATGCGTACTGGAAAGGTGGATGATGCTCAGCTTCAAAAGAAGGCTTCTGACATATTCATGAGCAGTCCTTCAAGTGTGTATGTAGGACAGGTAAGGAACAGGTATGCTGACAGGTTTGCCTACAACCAGGCATATGGTAAGATGGAGCTCAAGTATGAGCCTAACCAGATTTGGATGCATAAAAGCAGCCAAGCTTTCCAAAGAGCCATGCAGGAAGATCAGCAGCAATTTACTGCTGAGCAGAACAAGCTTAAAGCACAGTGGGATTACAATCTTTCCCTTGCCAAGGGTGAGCTAAAAGGTACAGGTGCAGGCATTGGTCAAAAGACAGATGTGGGTGTACTGGGTGCATATGAGACTTACAGTAGGACTATCTCAGAGAACTTTACTAAAAGCACCAATGCGTATATCAATGATAAGGTTCTAGCAGTAGCTGCTAACATAAAAATTGATAAAAATGGCACTGTAAAAACAGATGCAAATGAACCAGACATGCAGGTTGTACAATCTGCAATGGAAGCAAAAGCATCAGGTAAGGCATTGACAGGAGCTCAAAGTGTAGCTCTTACCAGATATTTCAATATGGTATCTCCTAACTCTAGGATAAATCCCAATGCTGTAACTTTTACAGAAATGCAGAGCATGATTACCAATGCTATTCGCACTAATTCCAAACTGAATCCTGAGTATGGTGCTGCTGCATGGACTAGTGTTAATGAAGCAAATCTTGCTAGACAGCAATACGAAAAGATGTTTGACAGTGAAACCAAGCATCTTGCAACCATCACTGATCCAGAGCTTACCAAGTTTATAAAAACAGATGCTTCAGGTAACAAGTCTGTTAATGTGGCTGCGGTAAATGCCCTTGATGAAGAAGACAGGGAAGTTACTTATAGGGCACTGATGGGTGGCAACTATGATGCTTATGCCAAGAAAGGCGCTACACAGGCTAATACCATTGTGCTTAATCCTTTGGATGTAAGTAAGTTTGATTATTCTATTTTAAGTTCTGCAATCAATAATGCTGAACAAATAGGATACACTGATCCTACTTCAGGTAGTTTTATAAAACTGGATGAGACGGCGACTGCAGCGTTTAGAAGTCAAACATCAGGTGGTCAAAACATGAAACAAGCCTTTGATCCAAAAGGTACCATGTATGAGCGCAAGATTGTCAATGGTCAAGAATACATTAAAGTGACCATTCCTCTTCTGAGAACTTCTGGAGAAACCTCCACATCTATTGCCAAACAGTTCGGATATTTGAGTCAGGAGATGACTGCACAAAACAAAGTTGAAATGTTAGTGCCTCTTGGAAAGGCTGATAATCTTGGCGGAGTCAAGGATATGAATATCAATCCTTACACTGGAGGACTGATGGGTGAACAGCAGTATCTTGGAGACATGATCAATGATCTTGCAGGCAGGTCACTTGTTGATGACAACACGAGTTGGGTTAGCGAAGGTCTTATGAATTCCAACAATGTGACTTTTCCAGACTATCTCAAAGGTTCTGTTGAAAATGGAAATCTCAGTATAACTGGCAATGAGATAAGTTTGCAGATTCTAAATGATGATGGCATAAAACAAAATGTTAATCTTACTCAAGTCCTAGGTATTACGGCTAGTCAATTGAGAGCTGATCCTACGTCATATGATTTTAAACTAAGACAGACTGTTGAAAATTCTGTCTACAACTTACAAAGGGCAGCAATGTCTTCTTCACATAATGCCATAAATGAAAACAGGATGTCTGCTGGCTCTTCTGGAAGTAATTTTTGGAGCAGTAATCCATTTTAATTATGGTTGATCCATTTAACCTGTTTAGTTCAGATACAAGCTCAACACCAGATCCTACACCTGAACAAAGCGTAGGTGGAAGATCCTCTGAACCTGCTCAATCCCCTTCTCTTGGGGAGGCTGTCAATCAAGCTGCCAACACTGTAATGAGTCAGCAGCCGATGTTTGACGTTAGCAGCTATGACCCTAAGTTAAAAGAGCGTTACAAAAGCGATCCTAGTATCTACAATGATTACTTTGATCCTACTGCTGATAATGAAAGGGTTGCTTATGAGAACTGGGATAAGATGGACGCCCTGGGTGCAGGATTCGGTGGCTTCATAGAAAACTTCAAAACATCTTATTCAGAAGGATGGATGGCCTGGCCTAGGATGGGTAAGGCTCTTTTTAATTTGGATGCTGATTATCTGATGCCTTCTGAGAAAGAACTTGCTCAGATGGCAATGAATGAGGAGAAGATGCGGCTTGAAAACCCTATCTTCTATGCTCCAGGTACGGAAGATGATTTCCTTACCAAAGGATTCATGGCTGAGACTTTTCAGAATCTTGGTTTCACTTTTGGTACAATGGGGCAGCTTACTACAGAGTGGGGTATAACAGCAGCAATTGCAGCTTTAGGAACAGCGGGTGCAGCTCCAACAGGAGGTACTTCAGCTGCAGCAGCAGGAGCTGTTGTAGGTGCACAAGTTGCAGCAACAGGTGTCAAGCTTGGAAGAATAGCTTCTGTATGGCAGAAGATGGGAAGGTTCTTTGTAGGAAGTGCTGCTGACGATGCTGCTAAGGCAGGTGTTAATGTTACTGCAAATGCTGTTGATGATATTACATCTACAGCCACACAAAGTGCCATAAGGAGAAGTGTTGCAGATGATGTTGCTTCATCAACTCTGGGACCAGCTACTGGTGGAGGTTCCCGTATTTTGGATAATGCATTACAGCTTGCTTCAAAGACTCCTATAGTAGGGAATTTTGCAGATGCTGCTCGTATAATCAGGGCAGGAAGAAACGGTACACTTACAGGTGCTGAAATTGCAAAAGTAGGAGCAGGTGCTCTTAGAAGAGGATTTGCAGAATGGCAGATGGCTGCTGGTGAGGCATCCATTGAAGCAGGGGGCAACTATGGTCAGATTGTTACTACTCTTACTGATGAATACGCCAAGAAGAACAATGGCGCTCTTCCAATGGGAGATGAATACAAGAAGATACAAGACCTGGCTATGCAGAGTGCCACTTCTGATTTTGCAACCAATGTGGCAATTCTTGCAGTAAGTAACAAGCTTATGTTTGGAAACATGATACGCAAGTTCATGCCAGACAGTAAAGCTGTTATTGCATTGAGAAGTGCCATGATGAAAGACATGGCTGAGGAAGCGGGAGTACTTGCTGTAAAAGGCATGGGTAAGGCTGGTAAGGAAACAACAAGGTTATATCAAAAAGGACTTTTAGGTACACTTGGTCTTGCTCCTCAGATTGCTACAACTTTTGGTGGTAAAAGAGCTGCTTGGGAAGTCGGTAAAAGTACTCTGAAAGGAGTGACTAGATTCCAACTATTGGAAGGTCTTCAAGAAAACTTGCAAGAAGGAACCAATGAATATCTCATAGATTATTACACAGATTTATACAATGGTGATTTAGCTACTTGGGGTAAGTCATTTGATGAAGCTGTGGATTCCCAGATGACCAAGCGTGGAGCAAAGACATTCTTAATGGGTGCCATGACAGGATTGTTTGTGAATCCTGTGGTGAATACCATACAATATGGTGCGGCGGCTTCTGGTATTAATCCAAACTTGAAGAACCACCGTGAAAGCGTATCCAGGAGTGTGGAAGCCATGAATAACTTCTTCACTAGCGGGCATGAGAATGTATTGAAGGAGACTGTCAAAAACATCAAGCTTCAGACAGCTTATAATGACGGTATGGTGGAAGCGCTTAATACACAGGATAAGCTGCAATACTATAACAACAGAGATTCAGCTTTGATAGCTGCGGTGATGCATGCAAGAAGAACTGGAACCATGGATCATCTAAGCTCCTTTATAAAAGGATATGGTGAGAATTTTAGTGAAAAGGAATTTCAAGAGGCTTTCAATTACACTCCTCAGGAGTTAGGCAAGTCATCTCCTTCTGAAGTCATGGGAGATATATCCAATTCTGTAAAGAAGTTCTCTGATATCTATGACAAGAACATGACCAAGTTTGGTTTGTACTTGGGCATGGATGAATACATGAAGGATCCTGGAGCCAAACAAAGGTTTGGAATCAAGAAGGCGGCGTTATTAGATGCCATTGAAACAGTATCCTTCATGGAAGCTAAGGGTCAACAAAGTGTTGAACGCCAAAAACAAATGCTGCAGGAGATTGCCTCCTATGCTTCAATAGGCAGTAGTCTGTCTGGAGCATTCAATACCATCATCGACCCAGATGAGATCGACAATCAACTGCTCCTTCTTCAAAATGAGATAAAGACTCTAAGTGATATAGAGCAAACAGACCAGACCAAGAAAGCCATTGAGGGTAAAAATCAAGAGATAGATGACTTGAGCATACTTAAAATGTTCATGTATGATCCTCAAATTGCTAAAGATCCAAATGATCCTTCCAAAAAGATAACTCTTTGGGATGTTCGTATGGCACTCAAGGATCAAGCAGGACTTAGAAAAGGTATTGCTACTGTTCTTTCTAGATATCTGCAAACCAAGAATGAACAGAATGGTGTAAAAACTCCTGTAAATGAACAGGAAGTATACGATGCCTTGGACACAATTCTGGACTATGTAGCTCTAGGTAGAGATCATGCTGAGTATGTACAGGCTATAAATTTGCTAAATGATCCTGAGACATTCACCAATCATATTGCAAAGATGCAAGATGCCAGGGCGGGTGCTTTTGCCAGATTGATATATGATCAATATCAAAAGCTTGGTGAGATAAGTGAAGTTGCAAGAGAGTGGGTAGAAGCTCCTGAACAAAAACAAGCTCTTGAGGAACTACTCAAGATCAGTAAGAATCCTTCAGGCACATTTGAAAACCTTCAGAAGATAGAGCAGCTTCGCAGTAAACTTGCTGGTAAATCATCTGAGTTTGAAGCTCAGCGTACCCAGGAAGAGAAAGCTAAGCAAGAGGCAGTTGAAAAGGAGAGAGCTCAAAAACAGGCAGCTTCAGACCAGAGTAGGGACTATGTGGATATCATATCATTATATGAAGATCCTGCCACTACACACCTTGCCCTTGAGTTCATGGCCATGCGTTATGATCTTGATGGGTTGCGGGACAACTTCCCATTTGCCAGTGAAGATCTTGCTCAAAGGGTTGTAAAAAGATATTATATAGGAGCCAATGGTGAGAGGGTTGAGTTCCCCAGGGCTTTAAGGATTAAACTCAGAAGTGAGCTGTATCCTTATGATGCAAACAATCAAAAAATACTTGATGAAAATCAAGAGCATGTACCAGTAGATACTGCTATTGATAATTACAATGCCCTGTTCCATTTTCTCATGGAGTATGAGTATGGTCTGTTTGTAAACCAGAAGGGCAATGAGATCATCCAAAACTCCCAACAGACAACAGAAACTGTTACTGCTGTAGATAATGAGAAGGCCAAGCTGATAAACTTCGTAGGTACTCCTGTAGTTCTCAATGGAACATCAGGTACCTTGCGAATCATCGATGACCAGTTTATTCTGGAATATGATAATGGAGACATGGTTCTGTTGGGCCCTGTATCTGAGGAAGCTTCATTTGACTCATTTACAGATCTTTCACGTTCCTATGTAAAGCAGTCCCCTGAGAATGCCACAGTGGTGTCTAATACAGTTGCTGCCAAGGTAGATGTCCAGGAGTCTGGGGTAGTTACTATGGAAATATCTACAAACAACCCTAATGAAGTCACTATAAACAATGTGACCTGGAGTGTAGATAGAAATCAAGCGGGAGAGATTATAGGATTTAACAGGACCACTGTTAATAAGAAAGGTAAGAGAAAGGTCCAAAAGATGTTTGGTACTGATCCAAAGGTTCAAGACTACATCCGCAGGGTCAATGCCTTTCTTATGATGACTCGTGCCATTCCAGATAACGTAATGGATGCTGCTACTGAGATTGAGAGTCTTGATATGGCTATTGCCCAAGCCACTCAGGAAGTCATGTCAATGGAGGAGCGCAAACTTCGCAGTGATGAGTTAATGGCTCAGTATCAAGTGAATAAGATTATCAGGGACAGTAAGACTCCTGATATCAACTTCTTGATACATCAGTGGAATAACTCTGAGACCAGAGCTGATATGACTCAAGAAGACTTGATGAAATTATTCATGTGGGCTTCTGACCTTCGTAACAAGATAAAAAGTAAGTTTACAATATACATGGGCAACAGAGTCTTGGAAGGAACCATGGCTGAGTTGATCCAGGAGTATGTCAATCCCATATCTGAAATAATAGATGCAGATGCCACAGAACGAACAAAACCTAAAAGAGCTACAAAACGAGGTGCTAAAGAAAAGGAGCGAATTGAACAGCTTGATCAAGCTCTTGCCCCCAGAAAAGGCAAACGAGGTGCTAAGGAAGCTGGAGTCGAACCTGAAGGAAAAAAGCCCAAGCCAAGATCAGTAAAGACTGCTGTAGAGTCAGTAGACAAGAAGGCTGAGAAGAAGGCATCCAAGAGAGGTAAGTCTGAGACGAAATCTTCAGCTGTTGCTGACACACAACAGAAAGCCAGTCTAGGTCCTGGAACAAGGATGGCCAATAATATCACAGCCAAGAAGCTGGATACTATACAGCAATCCATAGCAGCATCTAAAACATCTGAAATCTTCGAGCCGCAGGGTGAGAATCCATTTGAATCATTAAAACAAGCTTGTAATACATAAGATACCATGAGTTGTTTCGTACCATATGATAGCCTTCAGAATACCTTGCTGGCCGCATACAGGAGTGATTTCAACAAGTTCAAAGAGTTATCCGCAGTGATTGGCTCTGTAATGGGCACTAGTCTTTCCCCAGAAGCCAAGATCCATGCTGTATGGTTCTATGCTGGCTTTGTGGATACTGCTGCCCAGAACATTCCTGAGTTGCAAACCCAACAGTGGAGTGATGGTGCATATAGGAAGTTGCATAACTACCTCAAACCTTTCCTCAATGGAGAGCAGGCGTTTGATTATGATATGCTTCTTGGTAAGATCAATGAGTTACTTGCTCCAGTGACACCAGAAGTTACTCCAGCACCAGCAGCTCCTGTTGAAGTAATTGAATCCGATGACCGCAGTCTGTCAGAAAGAATCAATGATGCCATAGCTGAAACATCACAGATTACAGAATCTGATCTTTCCAGTCATGTCAATGACATCATTAAGATGATTACTGACAATGCTGTGGAGCTTAATGAAGTTGTCCTGGATCCTCAGACAACAGCTGTGGGCAACATGCTTAAGTACCTCAAAGAAGTATTGTCAAAAAGAGAGGACTCATCCACCAAGGTATCAGTCTTGGAGAATGTGAACTATGCTATTGACAACATGCTTCAATCCGCCACCCAAGGTTCAAAGTATTTTGACTTGGCCGCGGTAGAAGGCATAAGCATGCACAATGGTTATCCAATTAAGATAGTCACTAAACCCAATGGTGAAAATATACAAGTAGTGTATTCACCTGAAAAGGGAATTGATGTATACTGGTCTCCAGGAACACAAGAGCATCTTGAACCTTATATTCAAGATAAAAGTGATCATGCTACTAAAGTGTTTCCACAAAAAGATAACTTATATGTAACCAATCCTAACACTGGTGCATTACGCATACAACCTGATCAATTGTTTACAGGGGTATCCATACCTTATGAGAATGACAAGATACAAGGTGAAAGAGCTGAGGCAATTTCCCAAAATGCTCCAATAGGTGCACCATTCCAATCTTCAGTGACAGTTCGTGCCCATACCAATACTGTGGAGTTAAATGCATCACGCGTTGAAAGACTGGCTCAGGAATATCCTGATGTCAATAGGACTCTTGAGACAATGGAAAGACCTAATCAGCGTGAGATGCTTAGGAATGGCAATGGTCCCATCATAACATTATACAGGCCTGTATCAGGATTCACCATAAGGATCAATGATCAGCTGGGTAATAATGGATTTGATCTGGATACTCTGGCTAATCTTGCAATAGTATATCCTGACAATAGTGTAGTTCCTTTTGATATAAACAACACTGAGCATGTCAATATCCTCAGGGCCAATGTTGAAACCAAGACTGGACCTGAGACATATGGCTCCATGACTGACAATCAGTTTGAGCAGTTGAAAGAGTCTTTGATTCGATACAAAGCATTTGAAAAAGAAGTGATGGAGCGTATGGAGCAAGAGAATAGCTCTGATGTGGACATCAAGGATATATTCAATAGGTATTATAACCTAAGTAATAACATCCAGACTTCTGAACTTATCTCAGATGCCAAGCCTAAGACTAGCTTACGTGAGTTCATTGAAGAGAATGATGGCTCATTGCCTGTAATGCTGCAAAGCACAGATCAGGAAAATGCACAACCTTACTCAGGTAGGATATACATTGTTCTTCGTAAGCAGAAAGGTGTGTGGACAATTGAGAGCACTCTTCCCAAGAATACTGTTATTGTAGGCAGGGATGGCACCAAGTACAGGAGTATTGAGAACTATCTGAAATCAGAAGGGGTCGATTATACCCAGGAGATCACATCCAACTTTGGTAATAACCAGGCTGTATATCTCTCCTTTCAGTATGTAGGGAATAGATTGAATCCAAGGATCATTCCTTTGATGTATGACAAGCGCGTGCGCAACAGCAAGGATGCTGTGGACTTTGCAAGTAGTCTTGTATACAGCTTTATGCAGGCTAGCATAAAAGAAGGTAACACTGCCACTGCTGACCTTAACAATATATTGTGGGGATTTGATGTGATGGATGATACCAGAGCTCAGTTCACAGTATTGAAAGAAGTGGGTGGCAAGAAGACCTATGGTATCAGGTTCTTTGGTCTGCCAGAGCTTCAGAACAATGACCCTGAGAGAGCTGAGATGCTTGATAAGAAAGGCAAGAACTATGATATCGAGTTCAGTTCTGATATGATGAACTCCTTGTTCACAGCGTTGGACCAGATGATTAAGGAAGCTGGGGTGAAGATTCCAGAAAACGCATCTGTGAAACAACTTAACATGAGTGCCATGGAAGCCATGAATATCCTTGGCTCGGAACATGCGCTTGTGAAAAAGATAAGTGATCTTGTACAGGATCTTTCTGCTGATATAAAAAGGAAGTATGCCCAGACCATGACCAAGCATGACAGTGATGTCCATGATGGTGATCTGGCCATGCCCATATTCACTTCCAAGTTCAAGGACTTTTCCATGTTTGATGGCAACATCATGAAGGTAAAGCGTAGAACAGAGAAGACTGATATCCTGGATGCCTATGACAGGTTGGAGACCAATGACCAAAAGAAGCTGACTGTTACTGCAAATGAGTCATCAACCAGGGTTTTATCAAGTATTCCTAACAGACTGCTTGAAGAACCTATGAAGGAGGCTCCATACAGTGCACCCATACAAGTACCAAAGCCAGCTCGTAAAGTGCTGGTGGATCCTACTTCTGTAGAGAATCCTTTGAACCAGCCTGTCAATCTTAATGAGATTGATGAGCAGAATAATGAAAATCCTTTCTCCCTTGTAGAAGATATTGAATCCTTCTTGACACTCTCAAATGAAGATTTCTCTTCTGAGATACAAGCCATGAAGGATCTCATGCCTGATGCTTTCACTTTTGTAAGCACAGGTCTCAATGGTATGAATGTGGATGGTCATGTGCTTGGTTACATGCAGGATATGTTCATCTATCTCAATGAGACTCTGCGTGCAAAAGGTGTAGCATATCACGAAGGATTCCATGGTATATTCCGCAAAGTGCTTTCCAAGTCACAACAGGACTTCTATCTTAACAAGGTAGAAGAAGCCCTTGGTGGATATAAGACAGATGACAAGGGTAAGTACATCAGTGTACGGGGCAAGAAGATATATGCCAATGACTTTCGTCAGCGCCGTAAGTATGGTCACCTCAATGATGACCAGATACGATTCCTCATATATGAAGAATACCTTGCTGATTCCTTTGCTGACTTCATGGGAACCAACAAGGTTCCAAGGACATGGATGCAAAAGCTGTTTGCATATCTCAAGAAGCTGCTCAACCTGTTCAAGAAAGGTGGCAGGATTGACAATCTGTTCTATGACATCAGCCTGGGTAAGTTCAGGAATGCTCCGATCATAGACAACCAAGGTCCTAATATGGAGAAGGTGTATAGCCTTGACTTCAGGGGTATACCTATGGCATATGTTGAAACCACTGGTAAAGTGATCACCAACAACCAGATCATAGGTTCTGAAATATCCTTGGAGGTGAAGGACTTCATACTTCAAGGTATGGCTGCATTGTCTATCAAGAATCCTGACATGTCTGCTTCTCAGTTGTTTGACTTGGCCAGGATGGAGGTGCTTAAGATGAAGGACATCAATACCTTGATATCCCAGTCTCCAGAACAAGAAGCTGAGATCTTGGCTAAGTATGGCGAGGAGTTTGCCACTGCAAGATGGCTTTTAGGAGCCATGCTAGAGGGTGAGACCTTTACATATAGAAACTTGACCAATGCACAGGAGTATGATAATCAAGCTACTACAAGTAAAAAGCAGAATGATATTGTCATAGCCAACCTTAAAAGATTGAAGTCTACAGTTATAGAGGAGTACAATAAGCTTGAAGATCTTGAAGATGTAGCGGATGATGAGAATTTTGAAGAAGACTTCAACAAGCAAGATGAAGAGGTTGAAATCAAGGATTCATTCTATGAGGGCGCAGGCTTTGTTGGTATAAAACCCAATGAGGGCAATGCTGCTTTCCGCAGGATGATTCGTTTGATTACTTATGAAGAGATAGATCCTGTCCTTGGCATCAAGGTGCGCAGGATGGTAAACTCTGCTTTGATATTCAGTACCATTACCAAGATTGCCTCAACAGAGTCAAAGGGTAATGCCATTCAAGCCATAAGTGATAAGATACAAGAGCTGGACTCCCAGATCAAATACTTCAGGGAGAATGTACAAAGCAAACTGCCAAACCCTAATGTCATTCCAATAAGTTATGACAAGGCCATCAAGCTCAGGGACAGTCTCAAGGCGGTATATGATACCATAGATAACATCGTAGGTCTCAATGAAGACTTCGAGGCAACTCGAAACGAGCATGTACTTAAGCAGTTCTCCACTGTATTCTCAAAAACCAACATCAAGCTTATCCAAGCCGAGGTTACTACTGAGATAGAGTTCGACCAGAACAAAAAGCCAGTACCTGTTCCTACACCTGAGTCTGCTGTGTCAGATATTGTCACGCTTTATGATATCAATAAGATAAGGAGTTCGCTGCGTGATTCCATATTGTCAATAGACATGACTAAGGATCAGGCAAAACCTCACTTGCAGAAGTTGCGTGAGCTGGCCAAGCTGCTTAATATAACCAAGCAGTCTGCCATTGACAACATGCTGGATACTTTCTTCACAGATAGTGGTGTGATCAATGACCATGCTTTCAGGAACTTCATTGATGATGTATATATCACACTGTCAGCTTTCAATTTAGACATACCTTACTCGCTTCTGTATAATGCAATAGGTCATACGGTCTATATGGCCATGGGTAAGAACCTGGCCATGTTTCCCCAGAACAGTGACTTCAGAAGGTCATTGAGTTTAAATAAGGATTTCTTTCAAGATTTCTCCAAGGTAAAACATGACTTCTGGTATCACAATCTTGTCAATGCGATCGAAGCTTCCGTGGAAGCATCCAATGAGTCCAAGATGCGCATGAACAATGAGGCATTGACTACAGCATTGAAGAGGTTCACTACTCCGTATGTGGCTGCCTATGGTGAGTATATTATAAAGCATGACCCTACAATTGCTGGATCAAGCACTAAGAATGCCAATGGTGACACCATATACAAGTATGTGGATCCTAACAAGGAGATGATCATTCTTCAAAAGCTCAAATCTTTTGATAATATTGAAGAAGGTCTTGCTGCAGTTCTTAATGATGGATTCGAGCATTTCTATGAGAACAATCCTATGTTGGACACCAATGATCCAGAAGTGCGCGCGTTCCTTCAGAACATGCGCATGGAAGTCTTTGCTGGATTCCAACAAAGATTCAACATGCCAGATGGGGGTGTCAAGATGGGTGACCCTAGGACATTCAAAGATATTGATGATGCTGCCTTTTTGATGTCCATGCTCTCACTGTTTGTCAGTCAGGAAAGGATATATGTACCTGAGACCAAGAGTTACATCACATCATTCAAAAGGATTCTTACAGTATATGAAGCCACTGGTACCAGTATGGTCACCAATGGTGTACTTAGAAGATATTTTGACAATGCATCTGGCAATGTACTTTCAGAAAATGGTCGTCCTAAATACCTATGGGATCTTGTCAATGTCCTCAAGCAGGAGTATGAATTGATTCGTACTAACTACGAGCAGGAAAGAACCAATGATGCAAACACCAAGAAGTACCTCAACTACAACATCAACTCTGCCATAGACGAGAAGACAGGGTTCCCCAAAGACAGGGGTTTCAGGTTCAATGTGCTTGCTGACTTTGCAGATGCCAATCCTGATCTTGCCAAAGAGTTGATCATGGCTGCCAAGGAGGGATTGTCATTTGATGCCATCATGGCTTCCAAGTCTGAGAAAGTCCTGGTGGATGACATGCTCAATAACCTGCACAAATATGCCCAGAATCAGTATGTGACATTCAGGGATAAGTTTCAAAGCCTGGGATTGGATGAGACACATATTCCATTGTATGTGACAGATGTATTTGATGAAGAGGCTCAGGTATTCCAGAATGCAAATCCAACCACTGTTCTCAGGGAGTTCTTCTTCAATAACTGGATAAACTCTCTTTCATTGAACCAGATCTTTGATGGTCCAGTAGCGGTGGGTGTAAAGAACTTTGCCAACTTCTTCAAACGCCAGAAGGCTGGTGCTGCTGCTGGTCCTAGCTTATTCAATCCCCATGTGAACAAATATGGTGTGAGTAAGACATACAGGGCTGCTGTGATAAAAGAGATTGTCATGTATCTAGATGACTCTGATCTTACCAAGCCTGCGAGCTTCACTCCTTACTATGAGAAGGGTGACAAGCGCAATGTAGAAGTGAAGATGATTGATGGTCAGTCCTACAATACCATTGCTAGGATGGTCAATGTGGCTGACAGCAGGGGAAGGCTTGACAATGAATCTTACAGAATGCTTAAGCGCATGATGTATGAAACAGAAGACACTTCCCAGTATGCTAAGAATGTACGCAAACTCAACAAGAGAGGTATTGTCTTCAACAGCTTGAAGACTGTGACTGCAGGTCGTATTGAATACGTCAAACAGTCAGAGCATACTATTATGAGAAAAGATGTCAGTACTCTCAAAGAGGGTGTTGACTATAATACTGCCATGCAAGAGCTGGATGTACTCTATGATCGCATCATGGATTATAGTTATATGCTGCAGGCTGGCAGGGATGAGATGGTGTTTGATCCTTCAAACAACAGGGAAAGGCTTGTATCTGAATTATACAAAGAAGCTGTGACCCAGGCTCATTCTTATTTCGAGCCCATACCTCAACATGCATTCATGCATCACATGCTCAATTCCATGGAACTCCATAGGATTGACCAGATGTTTGATCCTAATGCAAGTAAGAAGATGACCATCAATCCTGTGGAGGTTGACTTACAACCTTCTACTACAGGAATGACTTATTACAACCTTGATCAGGCAGTAATGGATCTACCTAATGAATTCACATTCATCCAGGTCTCTACTGAAAAGGATGCCAACATGGTTACCCAAGGTATCCAACAGAAGCTGTTGCTTGCTGCACAGATTGCCGCGGAGAATCCTGAGTATGCCTCTATCAAGGATGACATAAACACATACAACACAGGTCTTGCCCAGATGGTGAAGACCCAGTTGAAAGTGCTTCAAAGGATGTTCAACACCAAAGACACAGAGGTGATAGGTAAGATCTATCAGGTCATCTCTGCAGGTCTTAAGCAGCAAGGTGCGGACAGTACCATACTCCAGTACTTTGAACTGAATCCAAATGGTAGTCCCAAGTACAATCCAAATTTGATGGTTGTGCAGTCCACCATTGCCAACTACTTCTTTTCAATATTCAACAATAACCTGTTTGATAAAAAGATAGCAGGTAGGAAGTATTACCATGTCAGTTCCATGGGTTACAATGTAATCGAGATGGATGGTAAGGTGATAACTACTTCTGAGTATAAGCGTAACAAGTCTAAGTATGACAAAGCCATTGCTGCGGGTGAAGCCAAGGTAAGACCTTTGAGTTATACCAAGACCAAACTTGCTGATGGTACTTACAAGTATGAAGTGGAAGTGATCATTCCCAAAGAGCTTCAGTCTCTTGACCAAGAGTTCCTTGAGAAGTATATGAGTGAGTTCTTTGCTACTCGTATCCCTACTGAGGGTCAGCGTTCCATGATTGTAGCCAAGGTGGTTGACTATATGGATGAGGCCTATGGTTCTGGTATCATTGTTCCTCCCCAAGCGCACATGCTTGCAGGATCTGACTTTGACATTGATGCGCTATATGCCCACGTCAAGTCATCCTATAGGACTCCTGATGGAAAAAAGGTATTGTATGGAGACTATTCTCATTACATAGAGAAGTATGATATGTCTGAGAAGGATGCCAAGTTTATGGAATACCTGGTGTATCTATCCAAGGATCCTGTAATGCAGCCACTTTTGCAGTCAGAACTTAGAAGGATTAACTACGAAGCAGGTTATAAGCAAGAGCAGGCCAGGAACTTTGGAAGTCTCTTTGGCGGTAAGCTTGAAGAGTTCTTCTCAAAGAATGCATCCACTATGGAAAAGGGGGAAGTAGAGAGTGACTCAGAACAGGAATCCATAGATACCTTCAAGAGAGTTATTGCTGTATTCAATGTGCTGGAAGATTTGAAGAAATCCAATCTTCCATCAGATCCTGACAGTCTTGAGAAAGAGACTAAGAAGAATGGTTCTCCTGTGATCCCACTTATTCAGAACAAAATCTTGCAAGCCAAGATGAATATCCTATCCAATGAGGCTGTATATAAGAAGTTCATGGAAGAATCATCAAACAGGGCTGATGTGGCTGCGGATCCTTACAAGGCTGCAGTTTCAGAAAGAGGACTGAGTGAAACAGAAATATATAACAAACAAAATATATATACTCCTACAGCCATGGTTGTGGCTAGAGGTTTGAACTCTGAATCCAAAGATTCTTTGGGTATAGCGGCAAGCTTCAACAAGGGTGTGAGTATGCTGGCTACTGTGCAGGCAGAACTCAAAGGAAAAGTGGGGACTGTATATGAACCCAATGCCAAGGGTAATCCAGAGCAGAGTATTGTCACAGACAAAGTTGTTGATGAATCTGTGAAGATTGTGGGTGGTTATATCGGTGTTGCGGCGGATGCTGCTAATAATCCATATCCAGGTCCATTGCATTTGAACAGTCATACTGTTCCTGTAATGCTTGCCATGTTCACCGTAGGCATGCCACAGCGTATGGCAATCATGTTCCAGTCACTACCTATAATCCAAAAGATAGTGGCTGAATATACTATGGAGTATGGCAGTGCCTATAAAAAGAATCCTTATTCCAAGGATATGCGATTTGATACATTCCTCAGGGATATGATTAATGAGCTTGAAGAACGCATAGGGATTGAGGAGTTATTGGATCAAGACATCATGTATTTGAGTAAGACTGGAGCCAACTTTGATAAGGATTCCTACAAGCTTGTGTGGAATAACCAGATCAAAAAGGACGATCCTGAGTTTGGATCTAGCAAAGATCAGCCCTTGAACACTTTTGGATTTGAGCTTTACAACAAAAAGAACATTGCATTTACCAGGGACATCGAGGACTTCATCATTCTCAATGAGTTCAAAAACTATAGCAACTTGGCCTCGGAGATCAGCTTTAAGATCACCAAGCTTACAGATGCATTGAAGTCTATCAAGCCTGACATGGATACCTTCGACAGGTTGGTAAATACCTTTGATATAGTCAGGACTCGTCCTGAAGAATTGATGTTGAGTAAAAAGTCAATCCAGGACTTGTTTCAGATGTATCCTGTATTGCGAGAGTCTTATGAAGCATTGAAGTACATGGACAACATGTCCAGCAAAGTGCTACTTGAGCGTACTAGTTTGATTAAAGGTATGTCTGCACTCATAGGTAATATCTATGGGTATGAAAGTTCAGAGATACGTAAGGACATCAAGGCTTTCATTGGACTTCAATTGCAGCGTGCAATGGCACAACGCGAGCCTGAGTCATTCATGAATAAGATGTTCTTGGAGCAGGTGAATCCTGAGACATTCCTCAATGGGGATGTCATTGCTGACTATAACCAACTCAAGTCCAGGTATCCTGGTAACAAGTTCATCCAGGCTTTGAGGATTGTGGATATAGGTACTACCTCTAGACCTGTAAGGGTATTGGAAGCAATATCCAGCAAGCTCTCTCCTGAGATGCGTGAGATGGTATACTCTGACTTGCTCAAGTTATTGGGTGAGGGATATGCCACAGAAGAGATGGGTGTAAATGGAGAGGTGATGCGTGTACTGGATAAGGAGCGTGCATTCAGGATTGCATACCATGGCATGGTGAAATCAGGTGCTCAAAAGGTGCGTGGCGGATTCTTTGAATTAGTGCCTGCTGTGCTTTCCAAACCCATGAGCACTGCCTTGGATAGCTTCCAAAGGGATCTGGTAAAGATGGATAACTACATCAAGAACAAGTATGATGTATTTGAGGATGTAGATGGAAATCTACGTGCAGAACCACAAGCAGAAGAAGAATATCTAAAGATGCTTACTGCTGCCATATCCAAGAACTTTGGTCAGATGGGTATTGATGACATCATCCAGGATGCAGTTATAAAGATTGTGAGCATGAAGCTTGCAGATGGAACTATGACGCCATTCAAGCGGGTCACTTCTCTTAGAAAAATATCACAGCAACTAGATGAAACTGTGACTATGGAGGATATGGTTAAATTCTTCAACAAGATTGCTCCTGCAAATGCACCTTCAATCATAGACAGTAAAGGTTTAAGGGTGTCTACTCTAGAGGCTCAGTACAAGGTTGCATCAGATGAGTATGAGTTATTCACTGGCGTTGACGGGGTACTTTTTCTTGATCTTGCAGATGTAACCCAGCCTTTTGAAACGAAGATGCTCAGGGCATATGGTATAACCCCTAACTACAAGGACAAGAACTACAGGTTCCCTTTATATAGGATCAACATATACGGTCAGCTGATGATGTTAAAACGCATCAATGGCAATCCTGTTGGTCAAAAGCTGATGGAAACCTTGTATCTTACACCATTCACCAATGTCCAGGAGTTACAACTTACAGGTGAAACTGCTGTATATGAAGTAGTTCCAGAACAAGGTGTAAGTAAGATATCTCCTTTGGCATTTACTTCTCAGGAAGCGGCGGTGATCAAGAACATTGTCAATGGTATCCAGCAGATATCAGATACCAGGATGATGGAAGTACCAAGGTCTATGACAATTGTCAGGGAGCAGAACAGGATGTATGAGTTGAGAACCCAGAAGAATCCTTCAGGAGCCTACACTAACAAGACCATGTCTACCATCAACATGAGCATTGTAGAGACCACTGGTAAGTTCTCAAGGTTCAAAATGGTTGGTGGGGAGTTGTTTCAGTATCTGAATAATGAGCCAGCTGCAAGAGGTGTGAAGCAAGAACAGATGGATCTGTTTGCTCAAAGGGTTGGATTCAGCACCTGGGGTGAACTATCCAACAGCGAACGCTTCAAGGACTTTGTTAGTGGCAAAGAGAATTTGTTTCTTTACGAATTAAACAATGGGGATCCTACCTCTCCAACTGCTCAGCCATTGTCTTCAGCACCTACAACACCTCAAGTGACAGCACCTACCCAAGTTCCTGTAAGTGCTCAACCTGCTGTAACAGATATTAAAGCGGAAGATATAACCTTTAAGTCAAAGAAGTTAGAAACATTTGAAAGAGCTGAAGGATTGGACGCTGTAAAAGGATATAGTCTAGTTATAAAAAATCAACCTAGTGTTGATCTATTTGTCTATAAGGACAAAGAGGGGTGGATTATCATAGATAACACATCTAAACTTAAACTACCACTAAGAGGTACAGTTGATGGTAATAGTGCAAGAAAAGATGAAATAGTAGAGTTACTAAGTAATACTTTGAATTATTATGGAAAATTGGAAAGCAGTAGGAAGACATTAGAAAGTATTGGTTTTAACTTTACCCAAGCTCCTACCACTGAAAAAAGAGCTATGGACATTGTAAAGCTCAATCAGCAGGCACAGGATGTACTTAAACAAAAAGAAGACGAATCAAGAAATTGTAACGGAGGATAATAATGTCAAATTGTGCTATACTAAGAGATCCCGATTCTGGGAAAGTTGTTAATGTGTATGCTCCTAATGGTGAGCCCTCCATCCTATACCAGGATGCGCTTGTTGCATTTGGTCAAAATGCTGACAAAGCCATACTTGCCTGGGCTGCGGCATATACTCCTGAGTTCATGGGGTATTATGGAGACTGGATAAATGAACCTTCAAAGGTGTCTTTGGATGCCAATGGAGAACCTATATCCAGCATGGTATTCCTCAGTGTATATGATGTACTGAGGGATCCTAGATATAAGAGCATCGCCCGCAAAACAGGATACATTCCTTTCAGGGAAGCTGTCAGGATAAAGAACAGTCTTGAAAAAGCCATACCTGGATCCAGATACAAACTTGAAGAAAGCCGTGCTGAACCTGGCTATGCCAAAGTAACTGCATTGTCCAGCATCTTTTCATATGCTCCTAACTATACCAAGGAAGAGATACAAAGACAGAAGGAAAAGATCACTCCTATAATGGAGTATATGATCCGCAAGTTCCCTGGGGTTTCATATCAATGGATATCTCCAAATCAACTTAAACAGACTGAGCACTATACTGACATACGAAGGATCAACTCCTTTGTAAAAGACAATGTGATATATCTGGTTGAGGGAAGGGTTACTCCCCAGATTGCACTGGAAGAGATAAGCCACGTGTTTGTGGAGTTCCTCAGACAAGATCGCCCTGCTCTGTTCAAAGGTCTTTTTGAATCCCTTAAGAATGATCCTAAGTATGCAGCTGAGTATGTTGCCATATTTGAAGGACTGAGAGCTGAGAATAAATTATTCATGAATGATCTAAAGGTCGTTGCTCAAAGTGAATTCATTGCCAGGAATCTTGCCACTGCGTTGAAGGCTGAGTTGGAAATGAATCCAGAAGGAAGACCTTTATCTCCTTTGGGTAAGCTCTTCAAAAGGTTTTTTGATTGGTTGGCCAATGCCCTTGGTATGCCTAGGATAGACCCCAAGATGACTTTGCAGGACATAGCTGCACATCTTAATAGCAAGTACACAGAAATGGAGCTTCCTACTGAGCCATATCTGTATTACAATGCTGATCCCAATGCCAACTTCGATCCTGAAGACAGGGATGCTGCAGAAGAACTGAATCCCATAGGTGAGACACAAAGAAAAAAGAAGACTGCTCAAGAGCTCAATCTACAAAGAGCTAAGGAGAATGTAGAGAAGTTGAATAAGATGAAGGCTTTTGTTTTGCGAACTAAGCCCAACAACAAGCAGCGTGAGAATCAAATTGCTGTCATAGATATATTGATTGACAATGCCAACTACCAAGTCACTGAACTTGAAGCTGGGCGTGCTACAGTCAGTATCACCAAGTACAAGGGGTCAGAGGACACTGAATCCTTGGATAACAAAACAGCAGAGATGGGTGCCAACTTTGGTACATTCTTCCATACGCTGATTGAAGACTTACAGGATAGCTACATGGAGAATGGTATTAATCCTACCAAGCTCTATACTCAAGAATGGTTTGATGCATTCTATGAGAAACATAAGAAGATGATCCAGTTCAAGGATGTTGACAAACAACTGCTGTTTGATGCAGGGTTAGAGATATCACAAGCTTTGTCTTCTGAGTTCTTACGTGGTAAGATCCTATTGCCAGAGATATCAGTGGCTGTTGAAGATGCCCAAGGTACTTTGATACTGGGTAGGTTGGATCTTATGGCACTGGATGAATTAGGTAGGGTTTCTGTAATGGACTTGAAAACATCAAAGTCAGCACACTCTTTGGTCAACTTGAATGGTGGTCCAATGTTCCCAATGATAGACCTCAGTGTAAGTTACACTAATAAGAATGGATGGAAAGACGGGGTTTCAGAGTTCTTTGCAGATATCCTCAATAGAACAAAGATGAACACCTACCACATGCAGCTTGCACTGTATGGAGAGATGTTGAAAAAGCTGGGTATAGTAGTGTCTTCAAGAAATGTCCTTGCATTAGCTTATAGGGTTCAAGGGAAAGAAGCTGATCAACAGACTGTAGTCCAGACAGCATTTCATGTATTTGATGATAGCAGTTTCTACACTTTTGCTTTCAATGGTCAAAAAGCATCAGATGAAGGACGAATCATAGACACTGCTGCTAGACTGGCATTCAATGGACGTGAAGAAGAGATAGATGAAGATGCGGCTGCTGAGACAGACCCAGGTCCTTTTGCAAGGATGAGTAAGGATGTCCAGGAAGACTTGATCAACAGACTCATCAAACTCGCAACTGATCAGCTGGCAACTATTGAGAAAGAGCGTTCTGAAATTGAAAAGAATGACTTGATTGACAAGGACGAGAAGAACAACCTGATAAAGATCCTTACCAAGAGGAAGGCTGGTCTTGTGGACATGTCAGAAAAACTGAAGCTTGCAATCTCCAATCCTGCATCCAGCGAAAGCCTTGCAGCTTCAAGGGCTGTGATAATAAAAGCGGCGTTGGATGTATTCTCCAATGAGATATCCACCATCTCTAGAAAGATAAATGAAGACATTGACATACCTGCCACATATAAACTAGGCAGTGATGAGAACAGGACTGCTATTGCAACATTGCAGTCATATCTCACATCCATGGATAACATGGCTGATTACCTGCAAGGATTCAAGAATACGATACTTGCAACCACCCTTGATCCAGATTCACAAAAGGATGAGGCACTGAAGAAGGATCTGATCCGATACTTCGACGACAAGCTTTTCACAATAGACGCCCAAAACCAGAAGATGGTCAACATAGGTAAGAGTATTACCAAAGCCATTATCATGGAGACTATTGGGACTAAGAACTTTGAGAAGGTGTTTGGGGAAGTCAAGAAGGTGCTGGCACCAAGACTTGCTTGGTTGGACAGGACTATTGAGAAGATAAAGAAAGGAGAAGCTCCTGCTGATACCATGGGTCTGAAGGCAAGGCGTGTGCTTGCCAGCATATTCAAGCAGGTTCAAAACCCTAAGGAAAGGCTACAACTCTTAGAAGAAGAGAGAAACAAGATTGCCAGGATGATGGATATCAATCAGCTTACTGATGCAACTTTGGATACCTATTTGGATGGCATCTTGAATGATGACAACTCAAGTTTCTCCATGGGTCAGACCATGGGAAATGTCTTGGGTATAAGCATGAGTGATATCATAGGTTCCAACGCGGACTCTGAAATGATTGTCAGTGCCATGTTCCAATACATGAGGAACATGACTGAAGATGCCAGGATTGAAGCATTAAGATGGGCTGATAGCTTGGGTATAGATGAGCTTAAAAGAGCTGCCATAGAATCCTTGGGAGGATTGCAACAGGCCAACAAGATATTGACTCAGGAAGTAGAAGTAGTGACTGAGTTTGATGAGAATGGTGAACCTGAGTTGAAGGAAACATATAGACAATATGTGGATCCTGTGCTTGAAGACTTTTATAAGACACACGACAAATACAGGTCAAACCTGCGTAAGTATTCCAAACTGATACGTGAGAAGAGTGTTGAGAAAAGAAACGAGGTAGATCCTGTAAAGGCTGCTATCCTGGATCAACAGCTTAAAGAACTCATCAAGGAGGAAGAGGCTTTGAGTTTGGAGTGGACACAGTGGAGGATTGACAACACTGAGACCAGAATCAAACCAGAAGTACTCATGCTAATGCATGGTAGTGGCTTTACCAACAGTCAGATCACTGAGAACTATAGTCAAATCAATGCAATCATAAATGCTGCGGGTGGTGAAGAGAATCTCTCTGAAGACCAACAAGAGCAGATTGATTATCTGGAAGCTGAGATATCAAGGATCAGGACTGAGACTATCAAAGACAATCCTGAAGCACAAGAAAGGATTGATGCTTTATTGGAGTACTTTGAGTTTGATTATAACTATACCCTGTGGGCAAAGAAGCGTGTTGCTATTGAAGCCAGCGGCGACAAGAAGGCTTTGGAAAGGTGGGATTACAATAACACCAATGAAGTTCCTACTGAAGATTGGAATCAAGCCAGGGAAAAGTTGTATGAGGACATGATGGACATCCTTGGTAAGGATGAGGTGTTAGGTAATCTGTATCGTGAGAGATCCCTTATCAAAGCCAAGGCAAAGATCAGAGGCAAGTTTAATTTCAACTACCTTAACCAGGAAGACATTGATAGGTATCATGCTTTGGACGAGCAGATATCCAATAGGTTGGCATACTTGAGGGAAACATCTCCTTTGACAGAGGGTGAGGCGGCGGACTTGACAATAGTCACACAAAGGCTTGCCAATATAGAAATCAAAGTCCTTGATCCAAGATACATACGTCAAAGGGATCAATTGAAAGATACTGTACGCAAAGCATACGCTGCATTGAATGAAGCCAAGAAGAAATTCACTGAGGCACCAGAGTCCATTGGCTTACGTGATCAGCTTGATGCTGCCCAGAGTCACTATGAAAAGACAGAAAGGGAGTTTGCAGATTTCTTCAATAAGAATAACCAGAGCAAGTATACCTTGGGAGAGAACATCATTGCTGAAAGAAAAGCATTGAAGGAACTTCCCAACTCTTATCTGTTTGTCAAGCAGCCTAAGAATCCTGCTGACATGGAGAGATTCCCTAACAAGAAGTATCGCATCAAGCGTCTGAAGTCTGAGTCATACAATCCCAAGTATCAGAACTCCTTTGTGGAGGACAGGATGGGTGGGGGCATGTATCCTATGCCAAAAGGCATCAGGTTCAATGAAACCATCAATGAGTTTGAGATATCACCTAGTGCCAAGTTCGTGAATCCAAACTTCATGACTGTGCAGAATAATCCTATAGCAAAGGATTTCTACAAGAAGTGGATTATAGAGCAGTATCTGATTAAGCAGAAGAATGCCAGTGGTAAAAGACTAGGCTTTAATCTTCCTTATGTCCAACAGCTCGCACTAGAGAATGTCATGGCAAAAGGGATGGATGGTATGGCTAGGGAGTATCAGGAGAAACTCCAGGAGATTTCATATCAGAACAGTGAGCTAGAGAAAGCAACCAATGAATCAGGTATAGCAGGACAACAGCGGGTGTTGTTCAAAGAGAACCACCTTGTTCCTGCAGCACTTACCACCACTGATGGCATAGGTGCCATTGTGAATTGGAATGCGGGGTACTACACCAATAGAAAGATGGCTATGATATCCAATGAGATGTCGGCAGTCTTGACATTCTTGAAAGACATTCAGCGTCAGATACAGGATCAAAGCGCAGGTCTACAGGATGCCAATAAGGAATCCCATGCTCAAAGGCTTGAGGCTATAAACTCAATCATCACCCAGATTGAATACAACAAAGACAAGTTCATATTTGGAAAGCTGTTTGAAAAGGGAGATTCTGAGAACAGTGTGTTCAATAGAAAAACCATGCGTCTGTTCATGGGTGTGGCCAGCTTTGCTCGTATGGCATTTGATGTGCCTATGCAGTTTGGTAACATGTTATCTGGAAACGTTCAGGCATTCCTTTCAACTTCCAACCATAGACATGCCAGTACTCAGAACTATCTGAACGCTAAAAAGATGATATACACCAGATGGTTCCCTAAGATGATTGCAGACTGGGGTACTGTATCTGATGCAAGTTTTGAGACCAAGTTGTTTAGATATATGAATCCATTGTCCAAAGATCTGGACAGGTTGTTTGATGCCAATACAGTGAGTAAGATGAGAAGGCTTGGTAACAGGATTTTCAACATCACTGACTTGTCCATGGCTTTACAGGATAAAGGTGAGATTGAAATAGGACTTACCACTATGTTGATGATCATGGATGGTCGCCGCTATGAGGTATTTGATACAGATAGCCAGGGTAATTTACTGATGGATGATCAAGGCAACAGGGTTGTCAAAAAGAATCCTGATGGAAGTATCGTATATGTGAATGCCATAGATGCGTTTGGTATAGATGAAAACAACAGCATAGCACCCAAGAAGAATGTGAACATCTCCCAACAAGAGATCAACAGTCTTAAGTCATTGATAATGGGTGAGATATATAGGCACCAGGGTAACTATGCCAACTATACCAAAAGTAAGTTTGGTAGTACAATGCTGGGTTCACTCTATGAGTTCTATCGTAAGTATCTTATCCCAGCTGTATCAGTTCGCTTCCATTTAGGTAAACGCGAGGGAGTTGGATCCATGTATTCTTGGGATACCCAGGAAGCTTACATGGGTTGGTATATGGCACTTGGAAGAATGTATCAGTACTATGGCCTGGGTAAAGCGACTAAGACACTTCTCTATGATACTCTTCTGCCAGGACTGGTTAAAAAGAAGATAAATGCGGATACTGGTATTGAGCAACATGACTTCTATAGGGGGCGTGCAGCTATGGCTGGGCGTGAAATCCTTATAGCTATTGCTTTCTACATGCTTTATCAAACCCTCAGGAGTGCTTTATATGATGGGGATGAGGAAGATTTCACTTATGCTGAACTGAGTATGATGCGTGCGCTTGTAAAAGTGAGTAATGAATCACGGTCTATGGTGCCTTTGTTTGTGGTTGGTAAGCCTGGGGATTACATTGACAACTTTGGCAGCTTTACTTCAGCTTTCAGGGAGGGTAAGACTATCTGGGAACTGGGTAATAATGCATTCTTCTGGGCAAATTACCACACTACAGGAAGTATGTTTGCCTATGAGCGTGGGTTCTATCAAAGGGATACAGCCAGGTTTGAAGAAGGAGATGCCAAAGTGTTGAAGAATCTCTATGATCTTACAGGTTGGTCCAACGTTGTAGATACATTTGAGCCATATGAAGCTGCTAAAGCCAACCTTAAAATGAAGTAATACAATTGATTTCCAACTAAATTTTGCTTATATTATAGTATGGCCAAACCTAAAAAGACAGACAGCGTCAAGACCGTTGTCAAAACTGAAGTTAATAGACCTGGTATTCATGCTAAAACTAAAAGTAGTAAGCTGAAGTCCAGTAAGTTATACAAGAAACAATACCGAGGACAAGGTAGATGACCCCTACTGAAAAACAACAGTTATGGAACTGCATTAGTAAGATGCGGTCTATGCCTTGGAGAGGTCCAAGGGGTGGTGTCTATAATTGGACTCAGCGTGAACTGCGTAAGCTGTATGAGAAGCTTGTGGTCTATGGTGATGCCAATGAACCTACAGCTGCTTGGAGACTCCTTAATGAGGGTAAGTACAGGTATATGATTTATCCTTGGTATAAAGGAAAGATTTACAATTCTATCGCATTTGTTCCTCCGTGTGATAACTTCAGGTATGCTACAGTATCATCTGTTCTTGGGGCATCGCTTTACAATTTTACTGGTTGGACAATTAATGGTCTTGATTTTGATCTAAATTACATTTCAGTTGCGGCCTCTGAGGGTTGCAATGTAAATACGCCTGTTACAAATATAAGTGAACTGTTTTTCGGCCAAGAAGTTATCATTTGGTATTATGGTACTGTTGATCCTGTTTTCACAATCTTAGATAATATAGGTAGTCCAATAACATTGACTTGGAGAACATTATGTACCAAGACTTGCTATGAGCTTCAGATTCCATCAGCTTTCAGTTTCATAGGTGATATAATCTCAGGTGTTGATTTTATTGTTAACAGTATATACCCTGTGAAAACATGGGGTTCTAATCTAGATGTTGCTAACCCTTCAGATATTGCTGCAGCAGAAGCATACTATAAACAATTGAGTGGAGCCTCTACAACGATAACATCCACTTATGATATTATAAATGATCAATACATTGTACAAATAAAGGATGCCTATTTGGCTTATTCGCCAACTTGGTCTACTTTCAATTCTATTGAAATAACTTGTCCATGAAAAAGAAACAGATGATCAAGCGTGCTGATGGCTCCTACTCCCAAAGGGGATTGTGGGATAATATCCGCGCCAACAAAGGATCAGGCAAGAAACCTACAGCTCAGATGCTCAAGCAGGAGCGTAAGATTAAAGCTAAATCAAAAAAATAACCATGGCTAAGTCCGCAGCATGGCAACGCAAAGAAGGGAAAGATCCCAAGGGTGGTCTGAATGCAAAAGGTGTCGCATCCTACAGGAGAGCAAACCCTGGAAGCAAACTTCAGACAGCAGTCACCACCAAACCTTCCAAGATCAAGAAGGGGAGCAAGGACGCCAAAAGGAGGAAGTCATTTTGCGCTCGAATGTCAGGTATGAAAAAGAGGCTGACCTCAGCTAAGACCGCTAATGATCCTAACTCAAGGATCAATAAGTCTTTGCGAAAATGGAATTGCTAATTATATTTACGGTCTAAACCAACCAAATCATGGCAAAGCTAAAACCCACACCTATCAAAATGTCTAAGGAAGAAAAGCGCTGGAGAACAGAAGATGATCTACGCACTCTTCAAAGAGCTGGAGAGATTCAACAGGATGCATCTAGGATGAATGCTGTACGACAAGCAGCTATGGATCTGAACAAACTTGTAATGGGTGGTAAGACCACAGGTAAGACCACAAAGAAGAAATAATCATGGCTGAAAAGTGGATACAGAAGGCTATCAAACGCCCAGGTGCCTTTACAGCCAAGGCTAAGGCGGCAGGTAAGTCTACTGCAGCATATGCTAAATCCGTATTAAAAGAGGGCAGCAAGGCCAGTACTCGTACCAAGCGTCAAGCTGCACTGGCTCAAACACTAGGTAAAATGCGTAAAAAGAAATAACATGTCACAGAACAAAGGAAAGGCGAAGACTTCACCCGCCAGAAAAACAGGGAAGTCAACAAAGAGTACTGCAGGTATCCCCAAGCGTGCTACATTAGATAAACGTTCACCAAAAGAACCTATGGCTATCTCAGGTGATACCATGAGTAACTATGCCATGTATAAGAAAGGTGGCAGCACTAAAGCTAAGAAGTTTGCAGCTTTAGCTCCTCCTTATGATAAGATTACAGCAGCTGATCGCATTGCGGGAGCTAAGAAGAATAAGAAAAAATAATATCTAACTAATTAACAATCAATAAAATGAAAAAGAAAACAATTAAGAAGTACCAAGGTACAAATGGTAGTCAAGTTTCAGATAGCACTTCTACGCCTAAATACACATTGAGTAAGAGCGGAAATGTAGTTAAAGATTCCAAGGGAAATATTCTTAACCCAAATTCTGCAGAGGGCAAAGCAGCTTTGGATTTGCTTAATGTGTCTGCAGAGCAAAGGATAAAAATGGGTCAACAAAAAAATGGTGGCACCATGAAGATGGGAGGCACTAAGAAAAAGATGATGGCTGCCCCTAAGAAGAAAATGGCTGCAAAGAAAAAGAAGTAATACTAACTAATTAAAACTCAAGAAAATGGCAGGAATGACCAAATCAAAAAAAGGAATGGGCACTGGTGAAAACATGCAATACATGAAGCCAGGTGGCGTTAAAAAGAAAATGAACAAAGTCCCCATGAAAGCTGTACCATCCAAGAAAATGGGTATGGGTGGTAAGTACAAGATTGGTGGCAAAAAAGGTATGTAATCATGAAGAACCAAAAAGCAACAGTACAAAAGGTTCCTGGTAGCAATGGAACTTTTGTAGGTCTGAATCCCAAGGTTTCAGTCCAAAAACAACCAGGCAGCAATGGCGTAAAAGTCAATGTGAATCCTAAAGCCAAAGTAATGCCCTGCCACTATGGGGAACATTGATCACTTTGGTCTTTGAAGCAAGGGCTCCCGCTTATCTTGGGAGCCCTTGTCATTTTATGCCAGTTGATTGAATCCTTCAAAAGGATTTTCGCTGGGTGGCTCATCTTCCATAGACTCACACCAGCTTGCCAGGGTGGATACCCAGTTCCCACTCTTGTCATTTTTCTTAATGAAATAGGCTGAGGTCATGCAATAGCGATACTCCCCAGCCATAGAGTTGATATACCTACTGGTGGCATTCAAGATAGTATCCCAGTCATAGTCAGGATAGGTCTTGATAAACCACAGCATTCGCTGCTCCAACTCTGTCAAGCTATTGCGCACAGGTCTGCCAGCGTCCTTGGAGCTAGGAAACAGATCCCTATACTTCAATAGATTCTCTTGGAAGTCTGTGGTAGACTCTATCTTGGATGTCTTCTGTTTAGTGAAGTAGTCCTTACTCAACTCCACTAGGACAGTCTTGGCCAAGGGGGTGAGTCTGGATTCTTCATCCAAGAAGCCCTGTAGTTTAAGCTTGTGTATTTCAGTACTGTGCGCAATAGGTAGGTTCAGAGCGCAGTTATGTTCTAGGCAATAGAGCAAATAGTGACCATTGGGGGTCAGATTATACTTCTTCAACAGTTGAAATAATTCCTTCATCTCGTAGGGATGTTAGTAATTTGTAATACTTCTTTAGATAATCCTTATACATGCAATTGGCATGGTGTCTCTTTATGTAATACGTTATAGATGAGCGATCTACACCAATAACAGTAGCAAGTTTCTGTTGAATGATGTTGTAATTACTTATTATAATATTGACTGTTACGGATATAATATCCGTGATGCTGCTGGTGGCACCTTTTACTTTACACTTCTTGGATACATTTTGCCCCTCTTTATTCTTGTAGGGAACTATTGACCAATCGTTGTTGTATATAAAGTTTGCCCAAGATAGGACTCTTTCAAATGTCTTCTTGAGTTCCCCTATAATAAATTTCTCCTCTAACTGAGGCACATAGACTTTTTGGATATCAGGGAATAACCTAAGGGACATCCTCATATACCAGCTGTAGAACTCCTCAGGGGATTCCAGGGCTGAATTTGGTACGCATAAATCACTCATGATATTTGGTTTTTAACTGTTTTTTTATTAAATTCTTACTGTAGACTATATATGTATCTAAAAGAAAATGAGCAGTTCAGGTAAGGACCCTGTTGTATCCAGGGTCAAAGAATACATCACCCCAGGGTTGATTACCATACTAGGAGTCATGTTGTGGGCAGAGCTGTCCGAACTCAAGAATGATGTAAAGACCCTATTAGCACGCGATGCAGCCTCTACAATGAAGATTGATATGCTGGAGAAGGAGATTGATCGTGTCAGACAGCAGGTTTGCAATGATACTAAACCTCTAGGATATAATACTCCAATTTCATTACCTTGGTATAAAATGATTGCCAAGAAAGAAGATGAGCTTGAGGTCCCTAAACCAAAAGAACACACCATTTGAAGTATCTAATATACATAGTGGCCATATTGATGTTCTCTTGCAACCCTGTGAAGAAGGTTCTCAAAGACAGTGAGAAGTTTGAGCAGGTGGCCCAAGAAGTGGTTAGGCGTGGGTATTGTGTAAATGACACCACCAAGGTAATTACTGTAAAAGATACTGTATATGTGTACACTACAATCAATTCAGACACTATATTTGTAGGTACTCAGTGTGAATTGGATACAGTCCTGGCATCAGGTACCTGGATACGCTTAGAAGAGGGTTATCTTATGGTCAGTGAGGTTGTCAAAGAGCGTACTAGGGAAGTGATCAAGACAGTAGATAATTACATCAGGGATACCAAGCATGAAGACATCCTTAAAAAGGACATCCTTGACAGGGAGAGCAAGATAAGCCAACAGCAGGGTATGCTTGTTGTATATAATGAACAGATCAATAAACTGACCAAGAGCCTTAATAGATTCAAATGGTCCTTAGGTGTAGTTTTGGGGGCGATTCTTGTAGCTGTAGGATTGAGAATATATATGAAAACAATAAAACCATTCTGAAATGTCAGCAAACAAGATAGTAGTAACAAATGCAGCTACATTGAGCGCAGCCATAGCGGCTGCTGCTACCAATGACACTACCTGCATTTCCATAGAGTCCAATACAGATATCATACAACTGACATCTACACTGAACATTCCTGCTGACTTTGTAGGTAATGCTTCCAGGACTTTGATCATCGAAGGCAATGGTATCACTTTACAGCCTGCAAGTAACTTTGGCACTGATACCTCATTGATCAGGAGAAACAATGGAATTGGTACTGACATCAAGACCTGTTCAATTGTAATCAGGGATGTCTACTTTGACTGTAGAAATTATCCTATGTATGCTTTGGAATTGTTCAGCGCATCCAATGTGATCATTGAGAACTGTAAGTTTGACAATTGCAAGGTAGGCATGTCCTTAGCTAATGTAGACAGGGCTGCCATCAATAATTGCAGGGCATATAATGTAAAGTCAGTAGGATTCAGAGACGGGGTAGATCCTGCCTTTGTACATCCACTTAATACTTTGTGTAATGACATAACCTACACCAATTGTAAGGTTATTAGTCTAGATACCAATCCTAGCAATATCATAGGGTTCTCATCTTATGCTACAGCTGGTTTAGCATATTATCAATGTGCCACTTTAGGAAGAGTTGGTTATTGTATCAACTTTGACAGCGCAGGTGGCACAGGAGCTACTCCTCCCAATGTAGTAAACAATGTACAGATCAGGAATTTCAAAGCTCCATCTGCGGATACAGCGATGATATACTTACACTTGACTGATGGCTTTGTCAAGATAGATGGTCTTTATATAACCTCCACAGGTGTTCCTGTGACAGGTGGCATGATCATCGTAGAAGCCAATGCTTATGTGCTTACTTCTACATTCAACCCACACTTATATGTGGAGAATGTACCATATCTTCCACCAAATGCTAAGTTCAAAACTGCAGGGGGCATACCTTCTCCTGTAAATTGTCCTGTAGCTCCTCCTGATAATGTAGTGACTTGGGAATTCAAGGAAATATACGACGGGCGTAATATCTTTGGTCCTGGAAGATGGTATAATAGTCTCATACCTTATCATAGGTATGCTGAGTTCTTCGATGAGTCGAAGATCATACTTGCAGATTCAATCTTTGTAAACAACAAATATATCTAAACAACCATGGCATTTTATAGACATTTCTGGGATCTCGCTAATTCCACAACTTACTCCTCACATGTGATTGGGGCGTTTGATCGCAATACAACTACAGGTGGAGGCATCTTCCGCTGGGTAGGTGGAGTTAACAACAGCACCATCACTAATATTCCTGGTGTCAGAATCAAACCTGTGAATGCTGTTACAGGATACTGGCTGCGCTCATTTGATGGTCCAATCTCAGTAAGCTGGTTTGGATGTCAAAACAGTGTAAGCATTCCTAACACCTATGCTCAGCTTGGTGTAAATCAGCTCACTTTGGATTCTTATTATGGACCTGGCTTTGCAACCACCACTGATAACTATGATACTACAGCTATCAGGTATGCAATGAAGTTCATGGACGACATGATTGCATTGAATGCTACTCCAAGTTCTGGGGCAAGTCTTCCCGTAAATGCAAACTCATTGACATTTGAACCTAAGACATACTATCTTACAAGAATGGTAACTCTTCCAAGAGGATCCAATACCATTCTTCCTCCTTTTGTAACAAACGACATATCAATCATCATTGATGGCAATGGAGCCACGATTAAGAAAGCAAACAATAACCAGTTTGATTTCTTCAATCGTTATCCTTCAAATCCATCCAATCCCAATGATGCCATTGAAATGAAAAAGGCAAGTGTGACCTTTAAGAATTTCAATGCTGACGGTTTGGGAGGAGTATGGCAAGGAAGTGGATATTCATTTCTGACATTGACTGCTTCAAATAATGCTTTGGTTGAGAATCTAACCATTCAGAATTTTGATATTGGTGTTAGAATGGAGTGGTGTGATTCAGCAATGATTCAAAAAATAAACACTACAGGCATTGCTACCAATAGCATACGTACTTCAAGTGGTTCTTGGCCTGGTGCAACTCCTTCAGTAGGATGCACTAATCTAAAAATAAATCAGGTAAATGTCCTTGATACAATAAGTCAATCTGAATGTATCAAAGTAATTGACGGTGCTGGTGTAGAAATAGAACATATTGTACTGACAGGTACAAGCAAATTCGATCATGGTATCTACCTTGACTCAGGGTCTCCAACACTTCAGGGTTTTAACTTGAAAGCATCAAAAGTTTATGATGTAAATTACATACAAAGCAATACAAATCCACAGGTTACCCAGGGATGGAACAATGCACTTGTCACAGTAAAAGCCACATCGAATAATCGATACCTCCTTGATACTGTATACATATTATATACTATTTTCCCATACAATCTTTCTCCAACTTCAATTATAAACATTGAAGAAACGGCGTCTGTTCCTGGAAGAAATCCAATAATCGAGCTTAGGAATATTCCTGTTTACTCGACTTATCCTACAGCTCCTACATTGCCTGTAAATACTACTACTGGACTATGGCCTACAATGTTCAGAAATGTAGGAAGCACAATTTGGGATTTTCAAACTGTAGACTTTGGCGGTGATCCTTCAGTGAATGCCGCAGCAATTGTAAATCCTACAAATAATTTATGGGTAACGATTGCACCTGCCACTATTCCTTCAATATCTGATTTAATTTACAATAATCCTCTTTCTGCATGCTGTAACATACAAGATACGCTTGCCGCAGGTCAGGATATTGCAGATGGTCTTTTGTTTATTGGAACCGATGCTGGTGTATCCAACACAGGTGCCAGTGATGTGATCGGACTTGGTTCTGATGCAGCTAGTGGAAACAGTGGAATTGATGTGGTTGCACTTGGTAACAGTGCAGCATTGACCAACACAGGAAGTGATGTAGTAGCCATAGGTAACAATGCACTCTCAGGTAATACAGGTAGTGATGCTATTGCAATTGGTGAGAACGCAGGTCAGAACCAGACAGGTGCTGATGCCATCCTCATTGGTCAAGGTGCTGGATTCAACAACATTGGAATCGAAGTGGTGGCGATAGGTAAGAGCGCAGGTAATGCCAATACTGGAGACAAACTTCATGCAATGGGTGTACTTGCAGGTGCAGGTAATGCTGGAGACTTTGTTGTCGCACTTGGTTCAGGTGCTGCTCAAACCAACACTGTGAACTATGTACTTGCCCTTGGTAATGGTGCTGGAGCTAACAATGCAATTCCTAACTCCACCATCATCTCCAATGACTGTCTTCCTTCATATTTGAATTATGCAGCTGCGTCTGCTGTGATCATAGCTCCTGGTGCTACAACTGGTACATACTTATATCATGACCAGACCACTAACTCCATTGGAGCAGTAAGAATACCCTGATTTGTTTGGGTTGTTTGATTATTGGTTGGTTGCCCCTACAGATGCTCTCTGTAGGGGTTTTCCTTTTAGAATATCTTAGGACTCTTGCGCAACCTTGCAATCTTGAGATGCACCAGATAACCTATTAGATCATCAATGCTATCTTCAGTATCTGGGGTAATCCCCATATTTTGTATACGTCTTAACTTGTCATTGATCCTAGCTTGTATACCTATCTCAGGATCAATATTGAAAAGCGGGCCCTGCTGATGTACAGCATCCCCATAAGCCTTGCTCTTGGAGAGTAATAGGACTTTAATTTGGTCACAGACTTCTTCTATCAGATACTCAGTACTTTTTTCCATGTAACCGTTCTCTTGTTGCATTATACCTGATTTTGGCATGGATGTGCCAGTCTATGTCAATATTGAGTCCACCGCAAAGATCCAGTATTCTAATGATGGAATCAGCCATCTCATCTGCAAACTGGTCTTTTACCAAAAGGGTAAAGTGTTCTGCAAATTCAGCATCATTCATATCATTGAACTGTTCCTTGATTTCAGGACTGAGAGTATGCACATAGCCTTCTCGCCTGTGCACTTCTACAGCCTCTGCAAGTTCTGTTACTACTAGCATCAAAGCTTCAGCAATGTTGCGTTCATTATCCCAAAATCCTTTTTTTTTGGCATTGAGATAGATCACATCCCTAAGATCATTCATCTTTGTCATAATCTGGATAGTCTTTCCATTCTTCCTCAGGAAGATAGCCTTGGAAGAACTTGTGTGTTTTTTCATTATGCAGCAACTGGAGAAACTCCTCCAGCGCTGCAGTATCGTTGTAATTGCAAATATCGTCTATAATCTGTTCGACTACGCGATCAATGATTGTTTTACTCATTAGAACAATGTTGTTTGTATATAACCTTTTCTAGCACCCTCAATATTAGCAATTTCCTGGTAAATCTGTTCCAAGTAATACTTGGTATTGATACCATATTCTTCAAAGGGTTTATCCTCGAATTTGTTGAATACCCGTTGTATCCAGTGGCCTGCCTCTAGTTGTATCTCTCTACCATCAGGATGGCATTTGAATAGCTTGACACCAGATTCTGCGATATAGTACCGCACTAGCTTCTGAAGCTTGTCTTGGGTATATATTCCATCTTTGACATAGCGCTGTACAAAGCACCATTCGCCGCGGATTTTAACACCTCCACAGTAGTCAAAGATGTTTGTATTGGACGCCAGATAATCCTCAGGCTTTACACCATTGACAAAATACTCATACAGTGCTTTGGATACCACAAGAAAGCTTTTGTTTTTGTGTAGGGCAATATCCTTCCACTCGAACCTGCCCTTGCACTTAGGCTCTTTACCTTTACCATAGACAGCGATGTAGTTGTTTACATCTGCAATAATCATCTTCTGGTAGGTATCTACCTCAAGCTGTAGGCTGGTCATCTCTTCCCACTCCTTGCATACTTTCTCAAATGCAGGCATCTGGTCTCTAGGTATACGAAACTCAAGGCCATCAGTATTTTGCATGAGGGGTTGTGCATCAGGTATGGCCAGCATCACATTCTCATAGAGTATACTCAGCAGCAGTTGACCATTGACAGTAATGCGGAAGGTCAACTCTGGATCATACAGGAAGCTGTGTTTGTTCTTGCTTAGACCGTATGTACTATTGAGAATAATCTTGAACAGATAGTTCAGGGGATTCTTCTTGTCATACTTCTTACGCTCCTCGAAGAACCACTCATACAGCTCACAGAAGTCATCTTTGGGAATATGGGCGGGAGACCACTGATTGCGGATAGCTAGATTGGGATAGAAACTGGTGACATCTGCTGTGACTATGACATGCTGATCATCGGAGTCATACACTCCTGAACTGATACAACCATGCACGCCACCCAATGCATACACGGTATCCACTCCAAAGGCTCTCATCATATGCTGAGGTCCCTTGATCTTACCATCTGTGATTTGCACATCCAGCTTTCTAAACCATGCAAGCATGTTACAGAATTCAGGTGTTTTGAATCGTACATAAGGCAAGATAAGATCCTTGATAGGCACATTCTTTCTCTCTGTGCGTAGGGCCTTGATGGTTTTCTTATCCATATCAAGCTTTTGGCTCAGAAAGTGGATGAACATCTCCTTGCTTATGCGCGGCTCGCTGGCTGAATGAAGCTTTAAGCCATATTCTTTGCTCAGTTTAGCCCTCAGGTTGATCTGCTTTTTCATATCTCCAAGCAAGAATATCCCTTTGGTGCTGGATACGTCATTCATGCAATAGCTGATTACAGCTTGTAATTGCGCTTCATCCTCTACAGGTTTGTAGTGAGGATGTGGCATTTCTTCTACATTATCCCAATCCATGCTGTATTGAATCCACTTGAGTCCGCATCTTTTGGCTTCGCTATCCCAGTGGTTGAGCTTAAATATATCTACTTGTGGCATACTTAGCTTCCATTCAGGATAATCTGCAAACTCACCTTTATTGGATTTTTCAATAACACTTTGGGCATATGCATATATCTCAGATGAAGCATGTTCACCTGAGATGACAGAGAGTCTGTCAGCTTTTTTGAGTATGAACTCTATAATCTGGGCGTCAAATGCCAGATTATTGAATCCGAACATCCAGGTTTGATTTATCCTGCACTCCTTAAGAAACTCAACAAGGTGTTCAATGTCATTCCTAAGGGGACTTACTACAAATACCCTGCGCTCAGTACTCACATAAGACTCGAAGACCCCGATGAAGCAATTCACCAGGGTCTCTAAGTCATATACCCAATGTTTTGTGGTCATCGTACAATAGGTGGTTCTATAGCTGGCTTTTCATCCAGGTATTGTTTGTAATCAAATGACTCATCATTCACTGCAAAGCGGGCAATCAGTGCTTCGATATCTTCTCTTGATTCTACATAGTACTCATACCAGGTATCCAATACCCTGCGTTCTTCAGAGTAGTTTTTGCCATTTTCCCTAGCTGCTCTAAGGTAACTTACGTCTCCTTTCTCAGTCATTTTTGGGACAAGTTGGAATGCTTCTTTGCACTCTTTACTGATCACAGCAAGGACACCTTGGTCTTTGTCATAAATCACCTCATTGTATGGACACTCCATCTCAACTGGGATCATTCTGAAGGTCTTCCCTCTGTTCCAAGAGGAATGAATAAGCATCATTGATTTTTGCATATAGTTTTGGTTTTAAGGTTTCCTTTTCCAGATTTGGCAGGTCGCACAATTCGCCTGTAAATCTAATATGTTCCTCGTCAACTGCAAGGATTTCACTGTACAATTTTACATACCTCTCAGGAAAGAGGAAACTTTCCATATAGATCCATTCAGGGCTGTCATGCCCATAAAACTCTCTGATCTTGTTTTTGACCAGCTTGGATAACTTACTGTACTTGCCCTGAAGGACAAGACTGTAATCCTCCCTGATACAATGCAAGTCAAATGACATAGCTACTTGACTATCTCCAATATTATGGATTTCATCAAACATGGGACTTTGCACTAATGAATCCAGCTGGTACTTATCCCAAGCAGGATCATCATGCGGGTTGTCAAAAGTCAGTATTATCCGCTGGTCATCCACTGTATACAATCCTTCCAATTGTAGATACGATTGCTTGAATGGAAACTTGGCTGTCTTTTTCAGACCAAGCACAGGTGCCAGAAAACTCCTTGACTTCTGGAAATACCTTGAATACAACTTTTTCAGTTGATAGGTCATAGAAGGAATTCTTGGTAGTCAGACTTATCGTGTGCTATGGTAAGTGTGTGATAGGGGAGATTGAAGTCCTTATTTACAAAATGCTTGTCAGCCATCTGTAATGCTTCCAAAGTCTTTTGGGTATACTCCTCCATGCTTTTCTCAGATATCCTAAAAGGTGCAATCTGCATATAGGGATCTACTACAAGAAACCTGAACTCCACTGGGTAATCCACACCATATGTAGTCATCTTGACATTATCTACAATCATCTTGTAGATGGCTGCCTGTAACCAATACTTGTAATACTCCACTGTATCTGGGAACTGTGACAAGGGCTTGGATGTTTTCTTCAAGTCATTCACGCGGATCACTTTTTCATCATGGTCTATGACTAGATTGTCAATGATACCGCGTATGCCAAACTCATAATCAGCAAACATCACCAGCTCAGTCTCATTGTGAACAGTTGATTCCAAGCTATCCATGCCCATTAGCTTACGCATGGCTATGTTGTTGGTAAATGTCTCTCGCACCCTTTCAGCAAATACAACCATGTCCCTGTCAACAACAGTGCGACCATTCTTCTTGAGAAGAAAGTCTAAGTACTCCATGTTCTTGTCAGTGAGCATGCGATCTAAGCGCTGCTGGTCTGTCTTGAGGGTCTGATGCAGATTCTCATCCTTGAGGATATCAAGCATGGCATTCTGTACATTCTCTAAATAGGGAAGGATGCTTTCTTTGACATCTCTGATTTGAGGATAAGCTTCTGCAATATGACTATGCAATCGCTCCATCACACGCTTGGGATTGTCACTTGGGAAAGCATTGGGTAACACTACAAACTCATCCTGGAAGTTTTCAGGATTGAGCAGCATGCAATGGATCAGTTTACCTTCAGCCATTGCTTTGTCTGTGGTGTCGTCCCTTTGTCTAAGGACATAATGTTGGTAAAACGCGCCTGGGCTGAACAGTAACCTGTTCAATCCTGAATAGGACATCAGGAATCCTTGCGCAAAAAACTCGTCTTCGAGTTTTAACTTCTCTACGAGGTCTAATTCATAGGGGTTAAGGAAGGGTTTCATCTGGATCTTCTGTTTTTAAGTCTACTGCTTCACAGAAGGAGTCCAGAACAGCAATATATACGCCAGGATTTGTCTTGTCATAGCTCCATGGCAACCCATCAATGTAAAGAGGTACTGGTAGTATCTCTTCCACATTGTCATCATCAATCCATCCAGCTTTTGTCATCTCGTCTTGGATCGTCTGAGCAGGATTGATAAAATCCCACTTATGACGACTAGCCCTTACAAAATGCATTCCTATGATTATAGGTTTGGACATGCCTGATAGCGCTGCCTTGAAGGCTGGCTTGTGCATCATCCAATATGCTGCAGATAGTTTGCGATACTTCTGAGTTTGCTTGCTCGCTATGAATAATCCTGAGCGTGTCATAATCCTGCTGTTCTTGCTGGAAGGCACGGCTCCTGGTATGAATAATGGTTTTGATTTCATCCTAACAACGATTTCAACTGCTCTTTTACCTTAGATGCTCCAAACTCTTTGATAGAGTCGCTCACATCTTTGGCCATCTTCAAATGCAGAAAAGGTATTCCATGAGTTTGGCGGTACTTTTCCATCATCCTGATGCCAGCTTGGTCGTTGTCAAATATAATATACTTTTCAGGATATTCAAGTATCCAATCAATGATACGCTCCAATCCTGAATTCTCGCTTTGGGGAGCAATATAGTCCCCGTCTATGCCTAGTGAACTCATGGACATGATATCCTTGAGGGAACTGCATATAAATAATCTGGGTTTGCCTTTGATCTGGTCCCAGCCTTGGATATAGTTCTTGAAAGTCATGAACTTCTGGTCCTGCTTATAAGGCTGATATACCTTGTAAAGCTCTCCAGTACCTGTAAGGTATGCGTAGGTAAAGCATTTCATGACCATTTCCATCCTCTCCTCACCTTTGACTAACACCAGTTTGGACAATGCTTTGACATTGTATTTGTCTAGTATTTTGCTGCCAATATTGTATGGACTCCAAAAATCCACATCACTCTTGCTCCAAGGGCGTACTGTATAATTCTCCACTTCCCACTTTTTCTGGGGTTTTGATGGTTGAATCTCATATATACCATTGTTTTTGAGATACTCCCTATAGTCATCCATTATTTTCAGTACAGCATCCCTGAAAGAGAGTGAAAACATATGGCCAACCAGATCAGTGGCGTTGCCTTTTATGCCTGTGGAAAAACAACAAAACCTATAACTCTTGACATCATTGGGAACATATACACACATACTGGGGGTTCTGTCCAATGAGTTGAATACACTGTTGATCTTTATAGTCTGCCCCACCAGCTTTTGGCTCAATTTCAAATAATATTCATATATCCAAGTGACAGGAATATCATCTATCCCAGTCACTGCGTTTCTGCTTGAAAACATGGGCAAATAAATTAGTGAGGGGAGGACAATGGCTCTCCTCCCCTTCACAAAGCAACACTAAAACAATTAGTTCAAGTCAAGATCGCTGCCGCTGTCTCTTCCTGCAAAGGAATCAACTGGCTTCTTTTTCTTGATATGGTCTGACTCACTGAATTGAATCAACTTAGAAGGCTGTTGTCCTTCAACATACAACTGAAAACCCTTCTTGCTTCCTTCATTCTTGGGAAGGAAAAGTCTGTACTGAGTGTATCCACTCTTATTCTCATACTCTGAACCTGCAACACAGAAATGGAACCATCTATCCTTGCTTACAAGGTATGGTTTGGCATTGTTCAGATACTCTTCGATGGTGGCACCTTGGATGTCTTTCTCCTTAAGAACATCAGCAACGCCGATTTCTTTGGCAAAGTTCCAAATCCACTTGAAAATCATGTCTTCCTTCAAGGTAGTATTACCATCCTTGTTGGTGTAGTCACTATAAGAATACTGCTGGGTTTGTACCCTAGCAACCTGACCTTGGTAGTTACCTAGTTCAGGAGTATCCTTGTTGATAGGCAATCCTTCGAAACCATCACCAATAGGTTGGGTTTCTAATTGTAACACCATATTAAATGCCGAGGCATCATAAGGTGGTACATCTAATGAAATGTCAATTACTCTGGCAATCACGATGCCTGGTTGGATTACTTTGGGCGTCATGCTGGCACCCATCTTTTTGTCTGCTTCTTTGCTGCTAAACATGTCAATGATAATTTAATTGGTTAATAATGAATTGAATAATTAATCTAAATATATACGGTCCCAATATGTGTGGACGCCGTCTTCTGTAACTTCTGAAAGAATTACATCCTTATTCCTAAGATGCTCTGGCCTGGCTCCGCAGGAGATCTCATCATTGGTTTTGAAACTAAGGATATTGGTGTTACCCTTCCTGTAAAGATAACCAATAGCATCTGAACCACTTGCGGTTATACGCTTTATTTTTCCTGTGAGATCCAGATCCATACTAGTGAATTCATTGCCAGACTTCTCAAGCAATGTATCTTTTACGTGTCCCATTAGGATGATCCTTGGAGCCAATCCACGCACATAGTCAAGCACTTTCATATATGCAGTACGCAACCATTGGTATCCTGCGCCATTGGGCATGTTGGTGATGGTACCATACTTGGCTTTACCTTGTGTGTACCAGTTCATTCCCATGCTTGACTTGGAATACAGATCCTCAGCATATGTGATACAGAACTCCTCAAGAGCTGTAACTGTATCAATGGCTATATACTTGTAAGGATGTCCTGCTTCTTTGATAGCCTTGCCTATGGACTTGAGTGTTTCTATGCTATCCACTTTCATCTTGAGGGCTTCGACATAATCAGAGCCATTCTCAAAGTCAAGTATCAAACAGTTCTCCAATCCAGCAAGCAATGTGGTCTTTCCCACTTTGGGTTTACTGAAGATGATAAGTTCCTTAGGCGACTGGGTAAGTGCCTTGACAGGTTTCATTGGAAGCTCAATTTTCTTTTCTTCCATTGTTCTTCTGTATTAAAGTGTTTAACCAATGTTTTGAACTGACTGGACGATTTGACAAGATTGCATAGAAATCGCGGATAGTCATGCTAGAGATATTCTGATCTTCCATGGTGTCCTCCTCTTGTTCATATTCAAAGGGAATCTCCACTACTGCAGATACTTTTGGTTTTTTCTCTAATCTCTTAAGGTCATCTACAGGTACTACCCATGACTTGGTGCTTCCATGGGTTACTTTGGCATACTCACTATTTGCAACCTTAATCTTGTCAAGAATAAAATAGATAGGATCCTGTGACAGGGCTCCAATCTGGTCACAAAAGTTAACATAGTCCTTTCTGTACATGACATAGATCAAGTCAGAGGAGAACTCTTCTGTAAAGAGCAACACATGGTCTGGGTTATCCCTATAGACCTTGGGTGCTATCTGTCCATACGAGGCGCTTACGCCATAATTCTCAGAGAGTTCTTTGATTGCCCTCTCTGCGATTTTGTCCTTGGCGATTTGCCAGGGAGATTTTTGTTTTTTCATAGATTATAGGATTTGGTGAATCTTGCTTTTGGCAAAATCAGCTTTGAAGAGAGTCAAACATGGCTCACCATTGCGCACCTTTAAGAAATGCACAGCAAGGGTATTGATGTCTACTGGGATCTTCTTAGGCCCATATTGCTCTATCCCGTACTTAGCGGGTCTGTTAATACCAATAAGAATATCAGTGAATTGTAAAAGGGCATCTGCCCCGAAGACATCGCTGTCTTTGACAAAGTTGCCAATACTGGCATTCTTGACCCTGTCAACACTTTCGATCTCCCTGTTTAATTGACTAAGCACGATGAATGCTACGGGTAACCTGCGCCTGGTCTCAGCGAGCATGTTACCCAGGTTGTATAAGGACTCTATTCTATCTTTCTCACTAGCGCTTCTCTTTATCAATAGGCTGTGATCAAGGGTTATAAGCATTGGTTTTTTCTTGACCTCGTAAAAGTCAAAGATTTTATTACGCATTCCTTCGACATCCAGGGGTCTCTCATATGTATAGATCTCCTTGTGTTTGTTCTCATCGCAATATTTGATTGCAGAGTCCAAATCATCATCTCCAAGTTCACCTCCTACAGATGAAAGCTTTCTTACATTGATTCCTGTATGTCCACTAATCTCACGCAGGGCTATGTTGCGGGCAAGCATCTCAAACTGAAAATCCAATACACAGAAATCCTGGTCTGGATTAAGTCTGAATGCTTCTCTGCTAATCATACTCCCTACAAGTGTCTTCCCACTGCCTGGTCTACCTGCAATCACTGTCAGACTGTTCCACTCAAGTCCATCCATAGACTTCTCATTGAACTTCTGCCATGGGGTTTTGATACTCTTTATCTCCCCAGTCTTACGCTTTTTAGCGTAGTTGATTGCCTGGTCATAGGCTTCTGAAATGTGAATAAAACCTTGTTCTTTTAGACTTTTGGCCATGGCATAAATATAGATAGAAAATTTAAACTTTCAAAGTTTACCATAAAATTATTTCTTTCTTGAACTCAGCAAGTTGAGCATTCACCTTATTGAATACATCACTACAATCCCATTCATGGAGTCTTTGATAGGCTGCAAAGGCGGGATGGGTAGTGGTACTAACCATGTGATGGTCTCCTATAATACCATCAAATGACTGGGCTTGTTTACCCATAAGCACCCATACAAGTCCTGACTGTTTGAAGTTGAGCATATCAATGACATATTCTAAGAAAGGACGCCATATATCTGTATGTTTACCTGTCTTGGTGACTTCTGTAGTCAGGGCTGTATTAAGAAGGAGTACGCCTTGCTTGGCCCATCTATCCAGATTACATTTGGATATATCATCTACCTCCTGTCTTTGCTCTGTAGGTACAGTACTTTCAATAGCCCTAAGCATATATCTAAGGCTGGCTTCTGGCTTTTGGGTATTGCTACAACTAAATGCCATACCATCAGCTACCCTGGGCTGGGGATAAGGATCTTGACCTATCAGAACTACCTTGACACTGTCCACAGGACATAGTTCAAAGGCTGTAAAGAGCTGTTTGAGGGCAGGGGTAAACCTGCGTCCAGACTCATTCTCTTGAACCAAGAACTTTACTATATTATCAAAGTCCCCTGATCTAAGGAAGCCTTTGAGGAAGTCTGCCCAGCCACTAGGACCAAGCTTTTCAATTAATTTTTCGCGGATTTGCTCCGCTGATAATTTTTCTTTAATTTCGCTCATGTAAACTTCTAAAATTTAAATTATGGCAAAGACTTATGTGGACATGTTCAAACTAGGCGCTGAGGTAATAGTCAGTTTTACCAATGAAGATGTCGTTAAACTACAATCGATCTTGTTCAAGCATATGAGCAAGCAAAACCAGTTGGATGATGATTCTTGGACCACAATTCTCGATCTTTGTTCCAAAATAGAAGACTGTGCGAAAACACAGGGCAAGATGGAATCAAAAGAAATCAAATTCTAATGGAACAAGCTAGTACAATTGAGGTAATCAAGCCAGAGGCTGTGATCACCATTAAGTTAAATAGAGACTTTTACGTCAGACTTACTATTATCCTACAAGAAATCATAGCAGGTAAGTCTAATGATGAGATGATTGCTGCTGCTAAACAGATTGAAGACAAGAACATCAGTGAGATGTGGGTTTTCAATTATGAAACCATGCTGTATTTGATTAAAGCCTGCGAGGACTATTGCAAGGAGAATAACCTCATTGAAATACGTGATTTAGAGCAATTCAAGGCTGAGTCTGAGCAAAGGCAGCAGGAATACCTAGCTAACTTCCCTAGTCAGGACAGCGCTCCTCAGTAAAGAATACACCCTACTTCCTCACCTATGAGGATGCAGGCTTCTATGGCCATGGACAGTTGTTCTTTGCTACAATCAGCAAAGCTTTTGACATATTCCAAAGCAGTACCTTCTGAATCTTTGGTTTTGACTGTAAGACCAGCTTTTCTCTTAACTTCGAGTTTTACATCTTCAAACTCATTACCTGTGCAATGGGCTAATTCTCTGATAAGAGCATGAACTTTGGCAAGCTGTACCAGACTATGGTCATCTTTGATGACTTCATACATCGCATGAACCTTGGTGCCTGGTTTCAGGTGGCTGAGCATGCGCTCATACTTATGCTTCTCCTTTTCTGAGCCAGGGGATAGTTTACCCCCTGGTTCCATAGTGTATTCAATTATCGTATACATACTTGTATTTTATTTTCTCTTTATCAAAATCCTGCAGTGCCTTGCGAACCCAGTTCTCATCCACTGTCTTGTTGTACATCAGGATGTGGACTGTAGCTACCTCATCTGGTGAGAGCCTCAGTACCCTACCTATTCTTTGCGCTGCTTTCCTCTCGTTGCCATAAGCATGCATAATAACAGCATTACGAAGCCCAGGAACATTAACACCCTCATTGAGCTGTAATACGCAAGATAGTCTGTCAATAGTTCCATCCTTTAACATTGTTAGATTTGCTTCACTGTTTGGATTCTGGCTGTGGTAGCTGTATTTACATAGCTTTTCAGCTTGTTCTTGGGTATTGGCAAAGACAATGCATTTGTCTTCCATATTGGACATCAGGTTAACCACATAGTCTTCCTTACTCTTGTAGGTCATCATGCTGCGCATCCTGGCAATCCTGAAATACTGATCATCCTTGGGATTGGTGGCATTATGAATTCTCTCTGTCCAATAGTCATAATTGGCTTTTTCGCTGGTCTTAAACTCCCCTGTCTTGGTTCTGACAAAGAAATCCATCTTAGTGCCTAGGTTTATAGAGTGGATGATAATCCTGTAATCATTAAGTATCCTATCGCCAATAGCATCATCAGTAAGGTAGTAATAAGAGATAGGACAGAACTTGCCCACCATTTCCCCCTTTTCGCTGTTTTTAATGCGAGGAGGAGTGCCAGTGAGGCCAACAATTCTGCCGCGATACATATCAAGCCAATACATGTGAGAATAAAGAAGGCTGTGGCACTCGTCAAGGTAAAGCACATCATAGGACGGCGATTGTTTAGTTAAAGATAAGTAAGTTGTGACTACAACCCTGTCTTTAAGGTGAGATAAGCCAAATTTGAACATATCATCAAACCAACTCCCAAATATACTTTTCTTGGGAGCTACCACAAGGAATTTGGCATCAGGATTTACCTCCTTCAAATACCAATCCATGTGTTGCAGGCCTATGTAGGTCTTGCCTACACCCATGCTTACAGCTAGGCCACATCTGGTCATCTTCTTGGCTATGTCCAAGGCTCTTTGTTGTACAACTTCGCGTTTGGATTCTGTTACTTCTTCTGTCATTTTAATGCGATTTAATACCTATAATGTCCAATAATCTTATAGTCAAACAAACAGTCATCAAGCTCTTGTCCTGAACCTATGTTGTGAACTATTTGATAACCCTCATGCTTATGGGATTTGATATTGGATACCATACCTGTGTGGGTAGTGCCTCCGCCAAGGGTCCAACAAACAACATCTCCAGGCATATAGTCTTTACCATCTTGAGTAATAGGTAAGGAAACACCCATTCTAGTGAAGAAAGTCATCAGATTAGGCACTCGTCTGTGATCAATGTTATTGTCAGGCTTTGTCAAACCCCACTTGTTTGGGTAGTCTTCAAAATTCTGAGACATGTCTTCATGGACTAGCTGTTGAAGGTCTATTCCTACTTTTCTATAGCTTCTGATTACCACATCACTACATACACCTGTGCCAGATGGGACATCCCCATTTGGATAATCAATCAGCCTGTATGAAGCGTCATATACTATGTCATTGTCAATAATATCCACTGCTGCATTTGCCAGATCAGAGTGGACAGTAGTATCCCTATAACTCATTACATCCCTGCCTGAGATATTCTCACAGGATTGATACAATAAAGGCAGTACTATACTGCCCACAATTAGAATTCTTTTATTCATTTTTTGTACGTTTCGTTGTAGTATTCTTTTGCTGTTTCATGTTTGTCACCTATTGCTCCATGTGCCCAAGCATCAATCAACTGCTCCTTTTCCATCTCAAGGAGTTCCACAGCCTTGTCAATGGCTTCAGCAAAAGATAATGTCTTCATAGGATGCTCCAACATCATCTTGTCACCCCATTCTATCAGAGTCTGTAGTGCGGTCTTATTTGCCATTTATATCAATGTTATTAGTATTACAATCATAATAGAGGTAATGAAGGTGATTGCGCCTATTTGT